TTAATCAATCATTGTTTTTTAAAGGTCCTTTCCCGGTTACAAGCCAATGCGCTGAAAAATTATATTTTTCTACCATTAACGTTAATAAGTTAAGTGGGAATTGTCGATGCGGTTCCTTAGTAAGTCTGGCCATATTGCTAGTATTTAAATTATTAATAACACAAAAAGTATGAAATCCTCTTAAGTTTTCGGTTGCTATAACGTGGTAAACAGCTGTAAAAAAACGTCTAACAATAGGGAAATCGTTAGAGATTCTTTCGATATTCTCTTCGTATTTTGTTTTGGTTTTCATAAATGTTTTTATTTTACCAATCTTTATTTCCTTCATATTTTGTGTTCATAGATTCTTTCAGTCCATCAATGAGTTTATTGACTTTTATTGAAATTTGTTCTTTAATGTTTTTCCATGCTACTTTATTTGGTTGTCCTCTTGATGGCCTTGGAACCTCATTAGATTCTGTAATCATTCCGTAGCTAATTGCTGGATTACCCATCACGGTTGTGCCGGAATGCCGGAATGCATAAAATTTATATTTATACCTACCATTTTTAACGAAAATGCTTATTTTAAAATCAACATCACCTTGTACTGCGGAAGATCCAAAAAATAATTTACTAGGATTGTAAAACATTTTTCCATTCCCTGAAAGTTCACCATTATTTCTGTCTTCTGTTGCGATTACATACTTTTCATCATTAAAGCTTTTGCCTATCCAGTTTCTGGCTCGGTTAAATAACTCGTCCTTTGTAATTGTAGAGTCTACTTTAATAACTTCTTCAAATTCGAAATATTGGGAAGAAATAATACCTGAAATAAAAAAACAAGTAAGGATTAAAATTTTTTTCATAATATATTAGATTTTTAATAAACATCAGAAAAAGAACTTTCTACTTTCATGACATAATAAAGCATTTTAACAGTGTTTAAAGAAACGTGAACATTATGGGCATATTCTGAGCTAGGGTTCCAGGAATCAACTGTTATTGTAGCTGTGTTTACGTTATGATCTATTATTTCCTTCAGGGTTGGTCGTCCGAAATCTGTGGAGGCTATTACCCATAAGGGAAATTTATTATATTTTAATTTATCTTTCCAGTGAATACGTTGTAATTCTCGCCCCCAAACAATACTCCCGTCAGGAACGTATCTGTTTACTTCTGTTCCCTCCATAGATCCTCCTTTTATTCTAAAAGCTGAATATTTTCCTTTAAGCGGACTTTTTACTACTGTCACATGTTGTTCAATGTCTACATAATCTGGATGCCTTGTATCTCCTTCATTATCCAACAGGCTTGCGGCAACATCCCATTCAAATAAAGGCATATACATTAGATACTCGCCATTGGGTAATTTTTCAAATCTATTTCCAAAAGAATTTTCTATTACTTCATTTTCTGCTTCATCTTCATTCATTTCTATGTAATCTACTGTGTCAACTTCTTTATTTGGTTCAATTTGTCTATTTTTTATAGCATTGCTGTATTGTAGCATTTCGCCATCACCAGTTAATAGCCAATCTATATTTAAATCGGTATAAATATTTTTGATTAATGTTAGTTTATCAGGCTGAATAGATTTTCTTATAGCATTTACATACCCAGAAGACACATTTATAGATTCAGCGAACTTTCCTTGTGAAATTTTTTTGTTTTTCAAGTAAAATTTAAGTCTCTCTTTTACAGTCATTTAGTTATTTTTTAATTAAAATACATAGCAAAGCTATTGTTTATTATATAGCAATGTTATATATTTGCTTCATAGTTAACGTAAACATTTACGCAAATATAGAAAAGTTATGAACATTAGCAAGATGGTTTACCAGAAAATTAAAGATGATTTATCATTCCGACTTGGTTTAGCCCAAGCAATGGGAATCTCAGAAAGACAAGTTCAAAACTTGGTTAAATCAGCTGAAAGAGGAGTTTCGGTAAGATTGAGAGACTTTGTTGCTGTAGAATATTATAGATCAAAAGGTCTTTCAGATGATGAAATTTTTGAAAAGGAAATATCAACACAAAAAAAAGAAATAAATGAAAAAGTTTAACGTATTAAGGGCTTTCAGTAGAGCAAAAGTTTTTCCAAAAAATCAAAAGTATCTGGGAAAAATTTTCATAAAGTCCATAAAGGAAAGTGACAATGCAGATGCAGCAAATGAGATTTTACTCGCTGCTTACATGCTAAAGCTTCCAAATTACTTCGAAATAGAAGATGAGTTTCACAAAAAATTCCCAATTAAATTTTCAAAAACTTAGAAACATGTTACCTCCAGAAATATTAAACAAACCTCTTATTTCTATGACTGGAAGCGAAATATTAGAATTATTCGGAGAAATTATTTCTAAGAATGATAAACCACAAGTTAACGATTTCACCGGCAAAAACTTGGTTTATGGAATTAAAGGTTTAGCTGATTTGCTCAAATGTGGTAAGTCAAAGGCACAAGAAATTAAAAGCTCTGGAATTATTGATGAAGCTATAATCCAGACTGGAAAGAAAATAATAATTGATTCTGAAAAAGCAATCGATTTATTAAAGAAAAATTCCCCGGCTGCAACCGAGGATGATGAATAGTTTAACCATTAAAGTCAAACATATATGTTAAGTACAAATGTAGGAATTATTTCTCCTATGGAACAAATAAAACTTCAAAAATTAGAAGCTTTTGTTTCAACAGATGAGAAAAAATACTTTGAAACAGATTATACACTTTGCGAAGATGATAAAATAAGCATTGATGTATCATTAGAAATTGATTTGGATTTCCATCCGGATCTAGGAAAATCTCCTAAAAAATTAAAGGTTCATGTATTAGGCGGATATGATGCAAGAGAAAATGAAGACTTAGCTTTTAGTAAGTCCGACCTAAAGGAATTAGAGTCCTATATAGCAAAAAAATTAATCCTTTATATCAACTAACCATGAAATGGATTGTTATTAATTATGACAGAATAATGCTCATATTCTATCTGCTATTAGCTTTATCAAGTGTTTGTGTATTGGTTCATCAATACTTTAAAGGACATTCTATCTGGGTTCCAGTGATTTTATTCTTGATCGCTTTCCAGGGGTTTAATATTCATTCTAAAAACATTTTAAATGAAAGGTAATGAAACAATTAATAAGTCTATGGTCATGGTTTTTTGTTCAGTACAGATACTTTCTTCAGTACCTAATGAAAATATAGTAGCAAAAAGAAATATCCATAAGAGAAGACTTTGGAAAGTGTGGGTCTACGAAAACAAAAAGAACACATTGGATCAACAACGTAGGAATTTTGATTTAAATAACCATTAAATAAAATAAAATGAGTTCACTATATAAAAAGCTTCACCAAATACAAACCAAAATTAATGGTCTTGGTAAAGATAAAGCCAGCGGGCAATATGGTTATGTTTCCGGGGCCAAAGTATTCGAATTTATTCGGCCTCTTATGAATGATCTTGGTTTGATTTTAAAACAAGAAATTCTATCAATTGATAATGACCGCCAAGATTATAAAACAGGAATCGGTACTCAGTATGAAAAACCAAAGTCTGAGATTCTTTCGAAAGTTATGATGCGATTCACTTGGATTGACATCGAAACTGGAGAAAAGGATGAAAACTTATTTGGAGCTAACGGACAGAATGATTGGGAAAAAGGATTAGGTTCTGCATTAACCTATGCTGAAAGATATTTCTTCCTTAAGTTCTTTCATATTCCTACTGACGAGGATGATATAGATAATGAGTTGAGGAAAAAGGTTGATGATGAAAAACATCAAAATAGCGCAGCAACACAGGCATCTGAAAATAAGCCTGCCAATACTACGACTACTCAAACTCCTCTGCCGTTCTTGAATGAAAATGATGAGAATTGGAAGAAAGTTGAGGAATCTATTAAGAAGGGAGAAAAGATAAAACTGTCAAGCCTGCAAAAGAGATTTAAAATGAGCAAAGCAACAGTTGACTTACTTAAAACCAAATTTCAAATTCAATAATCATGGGAGCAATGAAAAACACAGCTATCGAAGCACAAGAACAAGAAGCGATAAATATTCCACCAATTGAACAACCGGATGAGAGATCAAAACGTGAGATTTTAATTGATAGGCTAATAAAGAAAGATATTCATATGTCCTACTCGAAATTAAAGAATCTTACTAGCCCTATCAATTTCATGAATGCATTGCTTCAGCCAAAAAAGAAAAATGCTGGAATGAACTTTGGAAGCATGGTTGATTGTCTTGTTTTGGAAGAGGATAAGTTCGAGGACAAGTTTGTTATTATTTCAAAAGGTCCTTCAAAAGGAAATCAAGAAGACATGGTGGATGAAATTATGAAATCTCACCCTCTTGATGATTTCGACAAAGTTTTTGAACAAGCATTTAAAAACAACTACAAAGCTGGGAAAATAGAATCTGTAGAACATTTAAGAGCTTATTGTAAAGCTTTATTAAATGGTAAAGATTGCGTTTCTCAAAGCGATTATGATTTAGCTGTAAAAATTGCAGATCATCTTAAAAACGCTCCAGATGTAGCTGATGAGCTTTGTATTTGTGAGGAATTTCAAAAAATGATCAGATTTGAATTTATGGGATGGCAGTTCGTTGCAATTCTTGATACCTGGGCACCTTCTATTTTCCATGACATGAAATTTGTTTCCCAATTAAACCCTGATAAATTCAAATGGGAAATTGAAAAGTACGATTATGAAATGCAAATTGGGGTTTATGCAAAAGGGTTAGAGATTCTGGGATTATCTATCAATCCAAAATTCAAATACATTCTTTATGATGATGACTTTAATTATTCGGTTCCGGAAATTGAGGTTGGTTATATCGATTTCTGTAAAAGAAAATTCGAATACTATGTAATGCGCCTTAATAAGATGGTGGAAGAAAAAGCCTTTGACAGATCCTATGATTATTTCAAAAGCAAAAATGTGATCTATAAGCCACAGTGGGCTCCTGGATTTGATTATACAATCTTTCAAAATAACGAATAATGGAATTACAAGGAACAGTGAAATTTATTGGAGCCATTCAAACTTATCAAAGTGGTTTCCAGAAGCGAGAAATAGTTATTCTAACAGAAGAACAATACCCACAGCCAATAAGTATTGAATTTTTATCTGATAAAATATCCTTGCTGGATAATGTGCAATCAGGTGAAAGTGTAAAGATTGGAATAAATATCCGGGGGCGAGAGTGGACCAACCCACAAGGTGAAACTAAATACTTCAATTCCATAAATGGGTGGAGATTGGAAAAAGTAAATAAAGCCGGTTCACAGCCTCAAAACACACAAACCAATTCGGCTCCTGTATATAATAACGAAAATCCATTTGCTGGAGACGATGATGATGATCTTCCTTTTTAATTATTGAAAATTATGAAAGCAATTGAAATCGAAACAATCATCCGTGAGGGCAAATTCAGGCAAAATCTTGATTTAATAAAACAGGCAGCCCAAAAGTATGAAGGTAAAGAGATCATTGTGATTTTCAAAAGAAAATATAAGAAGAGATCCAATTACCAAAACAGTTTTTATTGGGGTGTTTGGATTCCTATACTTCAAAGAGCAATACATGAAACCTGGGGCGAGATAAGATCAGCTGAAGATGTTCATGATATTATAAAGATGAATTGCAATTATGAAGAAAAGATCAATGAAGAAACCGGATCATTTATAAGGGTTCCTCAATCCTCAACAAAGCTCAATACCTATGAATGGGAAAATGAATTCAAACAAAAAATTAGACAATTCGCGCTAGACTTTTTTAATGTGGTTCTTCCGGAACCTAATGAACAATTAAAAATAGACATGTGAAAATAGGTGATGAAATGACATTAAACAAAGATGCGAAGTTCGGGAAAAGCTTCTGGGCTTCCAAAGGTGAAAAAGTAAAGGTGGTAGGAATAAGCGGGAACGCTATCACCTGTGAAAATAAAAAAGGATTAAAGTTTCCCTGCAACATTAAAGATTTAGAATAATATGAAAACATTTCAAATTACAAAAGAACAAATTTCAAAAATTTATGCATGCTCAAATTCTGGATGGCTTAATGAAAAATTAAAAGAATGGTGGCCGGAAGCTTTTAACACAGAATTGCAAGTTGGTAACTGGTATAAATCAAAATCTAATAACATAGCCTTTTATCAGGGTGAAGGTGTTTTGACTTTTGGCATTAATGAACTAAGAGGTTGGATAGAATCCCCAAATTGGTTTAATGAATTCAATATTACTAAGCATAACTGTAGACCTGCTACAAAAGATGAGGTAAGAACTGCATTAATTGCTGAAGCAAAACGCCGTGGAATAAAATCAGGCTCATGTTTGAAAACACCTAAAAATTTCGGAAACGGAAAATTCTCTGACGGCTTATTTCTTAAAAGGGATTCGGAATTTGAATTTGATTGGAATGACTTAAGAATTCGGAGTGCTACAATAGAAGGCAGTGCCGCTGTGATCTTTAAAGATGGAGTATGGGCTGAAATAATTCAAGAAAAAGAGGTTACAATGGAAGAAATATCTGAAAAATTCGGTGTTCCTCTTCTAGGTCTAAAAATAGTTAACAATTCAAAATCATAAAATATGGAAAATTTCAAAGAAATTAAACAAGAAATTCTTGATCGAGCAAAGAATGTTGATGCTTGTAATGGTGAATACAAAAGAGCTTATAAAGCTGAAAACTATGAGGAACTTTTAAAAGTTGTAACAGATAATTTTAACTTTTGTTGTAATAATAAAATTATTGACTGTGAGCTTCTTTCAAGGATTGGAGAAAGTATATGTAATGAAAATAATTTGTTTTATAACGTTTCAACAGATAAAGGGTTTTTACTAGCGGATTCCGCTACTGTTAGAGCTTCGGGTTCCGCTACTGTTGAAGCTTGGGGTTCCGCTACTGTTGAAGCTTGGGGTTCCGCTACTGTTAGAGCTTCGGGTTCCGCTACTGTTGAAGCTTGGGGTTCCGCTACTGTTGAAGCTTCGGGTTCCGCTACTGTTAGAGCTTCGGGTTCCGCTACTGTTGAAGCTTGGGGTTCCGCTACTGTTGAAGCTTGGGGTTCCGCTTACATCAATTCATATAATAGCATTGAACATAAAATTTCAGAAAAAGTAATTCTACGGTATTACTATGAAAATAGGGTTGTTCTTGCTGATGTAGAAAGTTTAAAACCATTACATAATTCAAAATCATAATCTCATGGGAGAAAAACAAGTTATCGAAATCAACTCTGATCAGCTTGAAAGGTTAGCGGATCTAGCAAATGGAGAAAAGCAAATTGAGATCAAATCTGGATCTCTTAAAGATCACTTTCTCACCTATTCTTATGAGCTGCTTGTAGGAGTAATGAAAGGTGACGAATTGACCAGAAAGGGGGTTCATATCGTGCACGATGATATGTTGGAGGCTTTTAAGCAGCTAGATGTTTTCCTGGCTCATATAGACGGGCTTTACCATTGGACAAATAATCAAACACCAATTCACGAATTAGAGGAGTTTGAAGGCTTGGAAAACTACTACGTTACTGCATTCAAAATTACAGGAACCGAAGAAAACAAATCTGTTATCCTTACAGGAGGTAAAATGGGAGTTTATGGCACTATTGGGTTTAGTACTCCAAAAATTAAACTGGACAATAGCAACTATTTATATGTTGAAGAGCTTCAAAACAGACTTCGTATTGTAATTGAGCAGGTTGAAGCCTATATGAACGGAAAAACGGCTCCACAATATGAGCAGCTGTCAATGAATTTTGAAGCCGGAGATTCAGACGATGATGAGTTTAACAATGCAAAAGTAGATTGATATGGAAAACGCAGATAAACCAATAAGTCCAACATTCATAAAATTCACTGAAAATGGTAATCCAAGACCAGTTTCTGAATATGAGGTTTCTCGAGGTGGATATAGTGATTTCAGTATTGGTCTAACCAAACGAGAATACTTCGCAGGATTAGCATTGCAAGGTTTGGTAGGAAACACTCACAATAATTCTCCAAAATTTATTGCTGAGGTTGCGATAAAAATATCAGATGAGCTTTTAAAACAATTAGAAAATAATTAGTATGTCAATAGCTGAAATCGTAAAAGAAAATGCGCCGAATTTATTCACAGTTGCTGAAAAGCCAAAATATACTCTCAGGCCATACCAAAAAGAAGCGGTTGAGGCGGGCATAAGATACTTTCAGGGAAACTCAAAAAAGAATGTAGTACTTATTCTTACCACAGGAGCAGGTAAATCTGTAGTGATAGCAAATATGCTTGCTCCTTTAACCGGAAAGACGGTGATCCTACAACCTTCAAAAGAAATCTTGGAACAAAACTTTGCAAAATACATCAGCCAGGGTTTTAAGGCTTCTATTTATTCAGCTTCAGCTGGACAGAAAAAGGTTGATACTATCACCTTTTGTACTATCGGAAGTATTATTAATAAAAAGCATCTTTTTGAAGGTCTGGAACACATTATCATTGATGAGTGTCATTTGGTAAACCCAAAAGGAGGAATGTATGAGGAATTTATTTCTGCATTTCCTAAAGCTAAAGTTTTAGGGCTTACAGCAACTCCTTACAGATTACACAGTACCATGGAGGGAGCCCAATTGAAATTTATTACAAGAACCAAACCCAGGATTTTCGATGAGGTACTTTATTACGTTCAAAATTCTGAACTGTTTTATAATGATCCTCCATACTTAGCCAAACTTGAATATTTCTCTTTTAATGTTGTGGATAGATCAATGCTACAGGTAAATAGTTCAGGAACCGATTTCACAGAGCAGTCCCTTAAAAGATATTACAAAATAATCGACATGCCTTCCATTATTGTCAAGTATGCTAACAGATTACTCGCAAAAAAACCGAATCTTCTTGTTTTCTGCTCATTGATTGAAGAAGCTGAAAATGTTACCCGGAGAATTCCTGGAGCTGTAATTCTTACAGGATCTACAAGAAAAGATGAAAGAGAAAGAATTCTTTCTCAATTCAAATCAGGAAAAATAAGATGTGTTGTAAATGTAGGAGTTCTTACGACCGGTTTTGACTATCCGGAATTAGAATGTGTCCTTATTGCCCGTAGTACAATGTCTTTGGCCCTTTACTATCAGATTGTAGGAAGAGTTATGAGAATAGCCCCTAACAAGGAAAAAGCATGGGTTGTTGATCTGGGAGGAAATGTGAATTTCTTCGGCAAAATTGAAACAATGAAAATCGAGCAAACTCCAACCGGATTGTATTACATATCCAATAACGGGAGACAACTCACGAATGTACCATTTCAAAAATGATTTATAATGAAAATTAAGATAAAAATAAAAAAATCAGAGTTTAAGGCTCTGGCAGAAAGCGGTCTAATACCTCAATTACTTCAAGAGAAGAAAGAAAGTCGCCGAATTTTACGTACATTAATGCCTCTCTCTTTTTATCGATCAGGTGCAAGTACTCCTTCTTATGATCATCAGTCAGAAGCTTCTCCAAAGATTCAATCCGAGCTAAAAGACAGTGAATCTGAAGATTTAAACCCTCTAAATCATCCATAATAACTTGTTTTTTTCAAAACTAAGTAAAATAATTAAAGTAAAATGGCAAGACCGCTAAAAATAGGATTGGATTACTTTCCGCTCAATACCAATATAGATTCTGATGATAAAATACAGTTGGTAGAATCTGAATTTGGGAGCAAAGGCTTTGCCGTGATCATTAAGCTTTATTGTAAAATCTATGCCGACAAAGGCTACTATTACGACTGGACAGAGAAGGAAAAACTTTTGTTTGCTAAGAGGACAGGTGAATCTGTTGGCTTAGTCGATGAAATTGTTAAGAGGTCGGTTAAGTGGGGACTGTTTGAAGAGTCCGTGTTTAATCAGTTTCAAATTCTCACATCCGCAGCAATTCAAAGTAGATTTTTAGAGGCTGTAAATAGAAGAAAAAACATCGAAATGTTTAGTGAAATACTATTAATTGACATTAATGATCACGAAAACGGAATTAATGTTAACATTAATTCAATAAATGACAACAATAGTACACAAAGTAAAGTAAAGGAAATAAAAGAAAAGAAAAATAAAGGAGTGGTTCCGCCTTCCGGCGAATCTTCCCCACCTAAAAATCCTAAAGATCAAAAACCAAAATCTGAAGGTGAAGAAAAGGGAAGTCCTCCCGAAGAACCGAAGGAGCCAATTGCTGATAAAATTGATTTTGCTAAACTCTTACAGCTGATCAATAAAGAAACCGGGCGAGGTTTTCAGGTAATAAATGAAAATGTAAGGAAAAAGTTTCGGGCCAGGCTAAAAGAGGGGTATTCTAAAGAAACTATTCTAAAAGCTATCAAAACTGCTCCGCAAAGTGAATATCATAAGGGTAATGGCTGTCAATATCTTACTCCGGAATTCTTTTCAAGATCTGATACACTGGATAAATATGGAAATGAAGCTTCAGCAACAAGTCCCAAAACGGAAGACCCTAAAGAACAACCTAAAATACTTGGACCATGGGCTTCGTAGATTTATTAGGACGTACTAGGGACCGTATGAGGTACATCCGGGAACATGGAGAGCTTGATCCCATTCATTTCGGATTCTACACTTGGAATCAATTTGATAAAGGTCTTTACCTAATGGGTTCCAGAAAGACAACCATTCTGATCGGCGGGGAGCCCAATCACGGGAAAACACAGGTTGCAAATGAATTAGTGATACAGCTGATAGAAAAGCACAATTTCAAAGTTGCTCTATTTACTACTGAATCAGGTGATGTAGAAAAGGTTTTCTCCCAATTCTGCGGACTATATCAGGGAAAACCATATTCGAAAGTAAAACCGGATGGCTCAAAAAATTCTTTTGCAATGACTGATGCCGAAGCCGATGAAGCTGAACAATTTCTTTTGGATAAGCTTTATGTTTTCAAGCAGGACAGAAAAAACTCCAGCTATCAAACATTGGATAATATCTACAAAGAATTAGAAAAAGCTGAGAGGCTATACGGGATAAAATTCGATACACTGGTTATTGACCCGATATATGATGTTGATGATTTTGAGCCGAAAGCCAGCGAAGTATTGAGGTGTCTAAACAGGATTAACCTGGAAGCTGAGGAAAATAACCGCTATGATATCATTGTAAACCACGTAGCGGAAACCCAGAAAACTTTCGATCCGAAAACCGGTAAAAGAAGAAAGCTTCTTGCTTTGGCAGATGAGTTCTATGGAGGAAAGAACAATAACAGGAAAGCGATGCTGCAGGTTTTAGTTCACCGCCCGGAACCAAACAATGATCCGGAGAAAGGACCAATAATTAAAGAGAACCAAACCAATATCCATATTCTGAAAGTAAAGCCTGAAGGAATTGCAAAATGGGGAATATATCCCATTTACTTCGACTGGAAAAGCCGAAGATATTACGAGGACTATGTAGAAAATGAGACAACAAAATTCGCTTTTGCCAGCTGTACAAAATTCTACGACCGAAGTCCTGTAAATAGTTTGAACATTAACACATTTAGATTTACACCAGAACAAGCATTTGATAATGGACCACCAAAACAGCAACAAGGAGAAGATGATGAAGACGATTTTCCATTCTGATATGAGATTAAATTTCGCTGGCTGGATTAAGAAATGGAACGACGGAATTGCCACACAGGATGATTTTGAAACAAAGATCATGCTTTTGGAAAAACTTCAGAGAGGGTTTGCAATAATAACCAAGCTTCTTGAAGATAATGACAAAAAAATAATGATCAAAGCTCGCGGCAATTTAATTCCCGGAAGCAATGAAGCCAATGAAAAGGAGGTAATGGCACTTCTGGAAAATCAAAAAAAGCCATGGTATAAAAATCTCGAATCTGTAAGGAATGATCTTAATTATATCAGGCATGTTCTGGATAACATCTATGAGATCAAAAACCGAAGAAGCTATGAATGTTTCCAGCTCAGGGCCGAAAATCATAAACTCAGGGCCGAAATTGAAAGATTAAGAAATGAAAAAAAATAAACCTAATTGGTTAAAGCAAAAACCGAAGATGATGATGGATATAAATTTTAAAACTAAAAGAATGGAAAATACAATCAAAATATTGCTATCAGTAGTTAAAATCAAAAATAAAGCTCTTTATTTTTTTAGTAGAAAACCATCACCTGAAAATTTTGAGATACGCAAAAAATATGAATTGGATATCGCTGAAATCGAAAGAGCAATTTTAATTCTGAAAGGATTATGACCTGGAGTAAGTCTATTCTTAGTAAACTTCAAAAGGAAGGAAAAATTAAAAATGTTTTCATTCCTCCGGAGCCAAAAAACAAAATCAAAATTCCTAAAGAAATCGGAAAATATAAGCTTCACATCAATTCAGTACTTAAAAGTTCGGGATTAGAATTCAAAGAAGAATATCAATTCGATGAAAATAGAAAATTTCGGTTTGATTGGGTAATTCCTGAGCTAAAGACGGGAATAGAGTTCGAAGGAATAATGAGCGAAAAAAGCAGGCATACTACTATTGAGGGATTTTCTAATGACTGTATTAAATATAACCTAGCTCAGTGCAACGGATGGAAAGTATTACGATACACGGTATTGAATTACCTGGAAATTGAAAATGACATAAAACTATTAATTGAAAAAGCAAAATGAGATACGAAGAGTTTTTAAAAAATAAAGTAATTGTTTCGGAGGATTTCGGATTTGAAGTGTCTGAACTTTCTCCAAAACTTCACCTTCATCAGCCTGATATTGTAAGATGGTGTCTTAAAGGAGGAAGAAGAGCGATTTTCGCTTCTTTTGGGCTTGGAAAATCCATGATGCAGCTAGAAATAGCCAAGCAATGTATTTTAAAGGAAAATAAACCGTTTCTAATCGTTTGTCCTTTAGGGGTGATCGGTGAATTCAAAAGAGATAACGAAAAGCTTGAAACAGGATTTGATATTTCATACATCAAAGATACTGATGATTTGGCTGTTCAGTTAGCCGAGAAAAAGGCAATTGACAACTATGGAGAAAAAGAGTTTGAAGCTGCTAAATCAGAATATTTAGAATCATTAAATAATCAGGATTTAAGAATTTTTGACTTTGATCCGGCGACCATCTACATAACAAATTACGAACGAGTTCGTAAAGGGGATATAGATCCTTCTCTTTTTTCCGGAGTTTCATTTGATGAAGCTTCAATACTTCGAAATCTAAAAACCGAAACTACAAATTATGTTTTGAACCATTTTAAAAAAGTTCCTTACAGGTTTGTAGCAACCGCAACCCCGACACCAAATGATTTCATTGAAATTCTAAATTATGCAGAATATTTGGGTGTAGCAGACCGCGGACACCTTCTTACTAGATTCTTCAAAAGAGATTCAACGAAAGCCGGAAATCTTCAGTTACTTGAAAGTAAAAAAGATGAGTTCTGGAAATGGGTTGCAACCTGGGCGGTATTCATCAATAAGCCTTCTGATCTTGGATATGATGATTCACAATATAACCTTCCAAAATTACATATACATGAAATTGAGGTTGAAAATTATACAGATGAGGTAATTACCGATAAATATGGGAAACCAATTTTATTCAAAGATAATACAAAGTCATTGATCGATACTTCACGGGAAAAGTCGCAAACTGTAGATATAAGAGTGCAAAAAGCTCTTGAAATAGTTCAGCAGAAAGGTCCCGAAGACAATTGGATTCTATGGCACCACTTGGAGGCAGAAAGAATGGAAATAGAAAAGAAATTTAAAGGATATTCTTTGAATTCTGTATTCGGCGCTCAGGATAATAACTGGAAAGAAGAGCTTTTAATTGGTTTCTCAGAAAATAAATATCAGATTCTTTCTACAAAACCCAAAATAGCCGGATCCGGATGTAATTTTCAGCATGCATGTCATAAAATGATATTTGTAGGTATTGATTTCAAGTTTAATGATTTCATCCAGGCTGTCCACCGTGTTTACAGATTTATGCAATCTGAAGAAGTTCATGTGTATATAATATTCACCCAAAATGAAAGAGAAGTGTTAAAAACTCTATTTGACAAATGGAGAAAGCACAAAGAGCTTCAAAATGAAATGATCTCTTTAGTAAGAGAGTACGGATTAAACTCAGAATTAATAAAATCTCAAATGGAAAGACAAATTTTCGCAAATGGCAGAAAACTTATAATTGGTGATGCCACATTATATAACAATGATACTGTAATAGTTCATTCGGATCCGGAAGAAATGCCCGATAACTCAATTGGGATGCATTTAACTTCAATTCCTTTCGGTGATCATTATGAATATTCAGACAATTATAATGACTTCGGGCATAATGATGGAAATGAAGAATTTTTCAAGCAAATGGAATTCTTAACCCCAGAATTATACCGAACATTAATGCCGGGCCGTATTGCAGCAATTCACGTAAAAGATCGCCCGCGTTATTCTCATCAAACTGATGTACAATTTTTCACAATAGAACCGTTTTCCGATGCTACTGTAAGACATTTTACAAAACAAAAAGTGAAAGATCAAATTACAATCTGGGAAGGGTTGACGGCTGAGGATGGTATTTCAAATGAGTTGAAAGAAAAAAGATTGCAGGAGTTAAGGTCTGAATATGAAAATAGATTCCATTTTATTGGCCGTATTACAATTACCACGGATGTTGTACGTGAGAATAATCAAACCTATCGTTTAGGTTGGGGTGAACAGCGGAAAGATGCTTCAAAAATGGGTGTTGGGATTCCGGAATATATTCTTCTTTTCCGAAAACCTCCTAGTCATACCAAAAATGCATACGCTGATGATCCTGTAGTAAAAAAGATTGATGAATATCTTTTATCAATGTGGCAACTTGATGCTCATTCTTATTGGAAATCTTCCGGGAACCGGTTCCTTTCTGCCGAAGAAATTAAACGTTTCGACATGGATAGAATTTATAATGCCTGGAAAAAATACAATACATCTGAGGTTTATGACTATCAAAAGCATCTGGAAGCATGCAATATGTTGGAAGGAGAAGACAAGCTATCAAAACTCTTTATGACACTTCCACCTCATTCAAATCAAGAATGTGTTTGGTCAGATATCAACCGTATGAATACGCTGAATGCAAAGCAAGTCTCATCTAAAAAAGAGAAACACATTTGTCCTTTACAGCTGGATATCATTGAAAGGCTAATATACAGGTTTACCAATGAGGGAGATACAGTGGATGATTGTTTCGGTGGGCTTTTTTCCACTCCTTATGTTGCTCTTAAATTGAAAAGAAAGGCTAAAGCGTGCGAGCTTAATTCAGAGTATTTCAATGATGGAGTTAGCTATATCAATGCAATTAATTATCAAATTAATATGCCAACATTATTTGATTTAATAGATGCCTAATGAAAAATAAATATATTGAAATTGGACTTTTAGCGATCAGTCTTTTATATGTTGATCTTTTCTGCGGGGCTGGGGGAACTTCTACAGGCGTGGAAACTGCAAAAATTCACGGGGAAAAGTGTGCAAAGGTTATTGCATGTGTTAATCACGATGCCAATGCGATCGCCTCACATGCAGAAAATCATCCGGAATCACTTCATTTCACAGAAGATATAAGAACCCTTGAATTAGGCCCATTAGTTGAATATGTTGCCAAAATGCGTAAAGAATACCCATTTGCAAAATTGGTTCTCTGGGCTTCATTGGAGTGTACAAATTTCAGCAAGGCAAAAGGTGGGTTGGCCCGTGATGCTGATAGTCGTACACTTGCGGAACATTTAGATCGATATATTGAAGCCATAAATCCCGATTCCATTCAGATCGAAAATGTTGAGGAATTTATGAGCTGGGGGGATCTTGACGAAAAAGGAAAGCCAATCAGTAAAGACAAAGGACGGTTATATATAAAATGGGTAGATCATGTAAAGAAGTTCGGATATAATTTTGATTATCGCATTTTAAACTCTGCTGACTTCGGAGCTTTGACATCACGAAAAAGATTTTTTGCACAATTCAACAAAGGTGAATTTCCCATTGTATGGCCTGAACCTACACATGCCAAAAATCCAGTAAATGGATTGTTTGAAAGCCTGGAAAAATGGAGACCTGTTAAAGAGGTTTTGGATTTTTCCGATGAAGGGGAAAGTATATTCGATAGGAAAACATCTCTTGTAGAAGCTACATTGGAAAGGTTTTATTCCGGGTTAATAAAATTTGTTGCCGGAGGAAAAGATAAATGGTTATTGAAATACAATTCGATCAACGGAAAAACAAGAAAGCATATTCCTCCCAGTGTAGATGAACCATGTCCCGTTATTTCTACTCAGGGAAGATTGGGAGTTGTTAATGCTAAATTTCTTGCACAGTACAATTCTGGAAAAGACAGAGTAAAAAGTATAGAGGAGCCTTGCAATACAGTGACTACAAATAACCGATTTGCAAAAGTAGAATGTAGTTTTCTATCAAAATATTTTTCTGGAAATCCTGACAGCAAAAACATTTCCATTGAAGGACCTGCACATACAATTACTACAATAGATCATCATTCATTGGTTCAGCCAAAGTTTATGAGTACTTATTATGGAAAAGGTTCTAATATATCCGTCAATAGTCCTGCACCGACAGTAACGACAAAAGACAGGATAGCTTATGTAAATCCGACTTTTATTGATGTTCAGTATGGCAATGGTTATGTATCTGACATTAATAAACCTGTGGGAGTTTTGACAACAAATCCAAAACAAAGTTTGGTTACCTGCAATCATTTTTTAATGAATCCACAATACAATTCCCCAGGAGGTTCTATTGAAAATCCTTGCTTTACTCTTATTGCCAGAATGGATAAGATGCCTCCTTATTTAATAGAGGCTTCTGATAAAGTAGATGGTAATAATTTTCCCTCGTTCATAAAAGTAGATGGCAATACGGTTATCTATGAGATTTATGAGAATGATTCTCCGATGATGAAACAGATTAAAGAGTTTATGGCAATTTATGGATTGGTTGATCTTAAAATGAGAATGCTCAAAATTCAGGAGCTTAAAGAGATCATGGGGTTTCCTAAAGATTATGTCCTTATAGGAACCCAGGCAGATCAAAAGAAATTCATCGGGAACGCTGTTGAAGTTACAATGGCCCGAAAGATATGTGAGGCAACCGCAAACCGATTGTTTGAATTAAGAAAAGCAGCATGATGAAGAAAAAAGGGCTAATATCATTTTCTGGCGGGGAAACTTCCGGTTTCATGCTGTGGTGGTTGTTAGAAAATAAGAGTGATGAATATGATTTCACCATAGTTTTTGCCAATACCGGAAGGGAGAATGAAGAAACCCTTGAATTTGTTAAGAAATGTGCAGAACATTTTGGATGTGAAATTATCTGGATTGAAGCCGTTATTCATCCACAATATAGAAAAGGGACCACACACAAAGTTGTTTCCTACGAAACGGCGACTAGAAACCAGGATTGGAAACATAGAAATGATACGCCCTATGAATTGATGGTTAAGAAGTATGGTTTAGCAAATATAGCTTCCAGATCTTCCACGCGAGAATTAAAGGAAAGACCTATTCATTCATACATGAAAAGTTTAGGATTTAAGAAGAATGAATATGAAACTTTCATTGGGATCCGGGTTGATGAGTTTGACAGGATGAACACCAAAAAAGGTGAATATAATTTAAAATATCCACTTGTAACCTGGAAACCTTTCACAAAAAAACACGTGAACTATTGGTGGTCGTTAATGTCCTTCAGGTTGAATTTAAAAGGTTGGGAGGGGAATTGTGTCACCTGCTATAAGAAAAACCCGGATAAACTCACACAAATAATGATTGATGATCCCTGGAAATTTGAGTTTGACGAATATCTCGAAAAAGAATATGGAAACTATATTCCAGAAAACAAGAAGAAAAAATTATTAAAAGAAGGGAAGCCGCTTCTAGAATTACCAATAAAAATATTTCGGGAAAACCTGACAGTAAATGACATAAGAAAAAGGTCAAAATCTTTTAAAAAGAAAATCAAAGATGATAGCAAGACAACCGATGTACAGTTATCATTATATGATGATGAAAGCTGTGAAGTGTTTTCCCAGTGTGGTAATTAAATACAATTTTCATCAAAAATTATATACAAAAAACTCTAAAAATTATATAAAATGATCACAAAAGACATTGCAAGATTGATTCACAACTGTTATACAGAAATAGAAAGTGGTGAAAAAATGATCCAGGAATTGAAAGAAAGACTCAATGATAAAGGTGAGTTAGAATTGAAAAACACCTGGGGAGACAGTAAAGTTTTAGAACTTCATATTCCTTATGAGAGAGGGAGCTATAGCATTAGAAGGGTTCCTTTTCATCTGGCTTTAGATGTAATCAAAGAGCACATTGCAAACCAGAAAAAGGAGCTTGAAAGATTGAAAGAAGTTTGTAGAGTACAATTAGCTTAAAATTTACATTTATGAAAACATTTAAAAATTACAAGGAGGAATCCCGGAAAAATTGGGGATCAGAGCTTGATGAAGGACAAACTTTAAATTCAGATCAAATTAAAGTTGGTGCCCTTCTTCGGATAGCTGACGCATCTGAACTTATGGCTTTGAATCATTTACAGCTTCAAATAGAATTGGACCAAATGAAAAATTCAAGAGAATATTATAAAAATCTTTACGAATCTTCTCAAAAAACAATTTCCTCTTTCAAGGGTCAAATTACAAAACTTAAAAATAGACTTAAAAACTTAAATAATGAAAAATAATAATACAGTAACTGGAAGCGCAATTATATGTACTTTAATAATTGTGGTTTGTGTAGTTATCGTTACAGTTCTTTCGTACCAAACCGGAAGGGAATCCGGAATACTGGAAATGCAGAATAAATATGACTCAATTCAAAACTAAACAACATGACAAAAGCATTAAGCATAAAACAACCATGGGCTTCACTCATAGCCTTAGGAATAAAAGACATCGAAAACAGGACATGGAAAACCAACTTTAGAGGCAGAATTTATATTCATTCCTCTGGAACTGGAGCAAAAGGGAAGTTTTTAGCAATGAATGAAAAACAAAGAGAAGAAGCTGCAAAATTTGAAAAATTTTATCCTCTTTATTTTGATGATTTACAAAGAGGTGCAATAATAGGTGAAGTTGATATAGTTGATTGTGTAATCAATCATTCAAGTATTTGGGCTGAAAAAACAAACGGATGTTTTCTTGAAAATAATGTCTTCTATAAGAAAGGAACTAAAATAATTTATAATTGGGTTTTGGCCAATGCTGTGCTTTATGATAAACCAATCCTCAACGTAAAAGGGAAACTTTCTTTTTGGGATTTCGAAAAAACCATCATTTCTTAAGAAAGCCGATATTTATTAGTTTGCCGTTTTCATCCTTTTTGTAGATAGGCTCCAGATTATCCTCACCTTCATCTAATAAATCACTGACTTTAACTCCTAAAACATCAGCTATTTTAATTAAGGTTTCCAGAGAAGGTTTCTTTAAATTGTTTGATATAGTGCTTCTTGAAACACCAAATTCTTCGGCCAGGTTCACATTACTGAAACCTTTTTCTTTCATTAACTGTTCTATTTTAAATTTCATTGCCTCATAATTATGATACAAAACTATATAATTTTCATTGTTTGTTTTACGATCATAAAACTTTTAACAAAAATTTAACATTTTAAATTGTTTTATATTTATGAAACTTTATATCTTTGAAATATCAAAATAATAAAACAATGGCTTACATTTCAACAGAACAAGTTAAAGAATTCAGAAATCGAATTAAGGAAGTTTTCCCAGCAAAATTAGGGTGGAAAATTTCATTATTCAGAGAGCATTATACAGGTGTATATGTTAAAATATTAGAAGCTCCTATAAAATTAACTGAGAAAAATTATGAGCAAATAAATGAGTATTACATCGATTTTAACAAAAATCTTTCTTCCGGAATTGTTTTCAACATGATTAAGGAAATATGTAATAAAGGAAATCATAATAACAGTGATTCAATGACAGATTACTTTGATGTTGGGTGGTATTTTAGTTTAAGTGTTGGAAGCTGGGATAAGGCTTTTAAGTTATCCGAAAAGAATATCGCTGCATAAAAATTTAACTAACCTCTAAAAATAAGTCAGCGGGGTAAAACCGCTTTTGGGGGTAAAAACAAAAAAAAATATTATGGAAAGTACAAAATTAATTACAGCATTAGAAAATTTCTTAGAATCCTATAACGCCCTAACTAGACAATGGGGCATGACTGATCATCCTGAAATATTAGATGATAATTATCCATTTGAAAAGTCATTTGATGAACTTGAAATTGTAGAATGGGTTGAAAAGGCAATTGAAAAATTAAAGATCCTAAATCAGAACAAATAATAGAAATAATGAATCCAAAAACACAGGCAAATGATCTTATAATTGAATTTATTGGTTATGAGATACCGGAAGGAGCTTCCGCAATTTCAAGGAAACAAGCGATTCAATTTTCTCTGAATCTAGCTAAAAAGCTTAAAGATGAGGTTTATGATATTTATCAAAAAACTGGTGGAGATGAATACGCTAGAAAAAGGTTTCACCACTGGCATGAAGTAATACAAGAACTTGAAAAACGATGAATAAAAATAATAGATTACGGAAACCCATAATTTTAAACAAAAATCGAGAATTAAATTTGAATCATGATACAATTAATTATTACAATAGCTATTTTCATTTTATTTGTTTCTCATGAAATTTCAACTTTCAAAATCTTAAAGAAGTATAAAAAACTAACAGATGAACAAAAGGATTTTATAGATCAAATGAGAAATGATTATGATTCTTTGATAGAAAAATATTTAGATCTATTACAAAAGAAAGATGAACCTGGAAAAAACAGGGAACCTTAAAATTTCGATAAAATCAAAAGAAAATATTTTTGAATTATGAAAACAACACTATTTTTATTACTAGCCGTTTTATTTTTTTCCTGTGAAGAAAACAGGGATTCAGAATACTACAATCCTAATCATTTGATTCGAGTAAATTTCGAAACGAAACAAGCGTGGGACGGGGGTAAGGAACTTAAAATAGCTTCAGAAAATGCCACTAACATTTGTACTCAAATAATAAGAAATTCTTCTGCTCCTGAAGCAATTAAGTATGATATATTATGTTTTGGAGCCAATGACAAAGGGACAAATTTTGCTTACTTAAAAATTAAAAATTCGGCTGTTGATGGGGTTTATCTCATAGAGTACGATAACGCTAGAGCTCTTGTTCATCATTCAGACTCATATTTTCAAGCTGATTGCGGATTAAAATGGATAATTTCAGAAAATTAATATAAAAATGAGAAAAGATCAAACAAACAATTTCAAGTTTTATCAATTCCTTTCAGATCAAGGATATTCTAAAGAAACTATAAGAGATTCAACCGGGAAAGCATTTTGTTATAATTACCAAAAGGAGGTTGCAGAAAAGACCTGGAATGCAGTAACAATTTTTAATAACGGAACATTTACAGCATCCTCACATTCTGGGAAATTGGAATTTCAAAAACAACCATTACCCCAATCAAAAGAAGAAGCCGAAAAGATTTTAAAAATTATTGAAATAATTTAGGTCTAATAGACTAAAATTGAAAACTATTTTTTATATTTGTAGTGATTAAGTAATTAAGGTATAGGTAATTATTGCTCAAATGAAGAATAGTGTTCTTTTAAAGGTGAAAACAATTGTTTCTTCTGAATTGGGAATAAATAAAAATGATCTCACCAGCAAATCAAGAAAGCAAAATTTAGTTTTTGCGAGAATGATTTTCTCTTGTATTTGCAATAATCATTTCAAAATTACTCAACAAAGAATAGCAGATTATTTGAACCAAACACAGCCAATTGTTAACTATTACCTAAAAAACATTGTAAATGAAATTAACAACAATGAAGCCTTCCTTTATGATTACCAAAGGATTTTATTAAAAATTGAGCAGGTAGAACAAAGGAAAAAGCAAAAAGAAGAAAGGGATAATAAGTTATCTCTTCAGAAAAAATAAAGCACTAAAGAAAGGACTAAAAATTTAATGATCATTTAATTTTTAAAATTCGTCCAATCAGCAAAGAAGTTCAAAAAGTGCTTTTCCTTAGCATAAACATTTTTTCATTTAAATATTTTTTTTGTTTGGAGGTAGTTCTCTGCTGTGAAGCCCAGAGCTACATTCTTTTCTCATTTAAGAATCAAAACCAAAATGAGGGGTGTCGTTATCAGAGAAACCGTTTCCTTAACCCTAAACAGTGAAAGAGTGATCTGGAGAAGTGGCGGAAGGGCAGACGCTAAAGACAAGTATAGAGTGATCTGAAAAAGCTATTCAGGGAACTAACACTCATACAGGTTCGAATCCTGTCTTCTCTACAAACTTTTAAGACGGAATGAAATAAGAGCGACCTTACGACTTTGCAATGAAAACAGGCTGATCATCTGGGTTGTGCACGACTGGATATTGTAAAGGTGGAAAAAGCGGGACCCACGGGGTAAAAGCCGTGGAAACTGGGAAAGTAGCTCAGTGGCAGAGCGTGACGGTGCAAACGGCGAGGTCGGTGGTTCGAATCCATCCTTTTCCACAAGACTACGTTAAACTACAGGAAATTGTGGTAGTCTTAATGATTCTCATGTTTAATTTGAGTTTTCATGGTTATTAGTTTTTAGCCCGACTGACTTATTGTCGGTCGGGTTTTTAAATCCTACACAATGACAGAAAAATTAATTCAAAAAGCTTTATTGAAGAACTGGCATTCTCACCATTACAAGTTCATCAATGTTTTCTATTTCGACAATGAAAGTGACTGGCTTAGTTTTCTGCCATCTGGAATTTGCTATGAGGTTGAAATCAAGATCAGCCGTTCGGATTTTAAAGCAGACTTCAAGAAGCCTAAACACGAAATCCATGAAAAGAATGATGCAGGCAAAGGATATTATATTGAAAAAAGAGGTGGTAATACTTTGCTTGATCCATCCTGGGAGTTCTGCAAGAACTTTCCGGAATTAGTAATAGCTGAAGAGCATCGTTCTTATAGGCATAACAGATATAATGAAATGGATATTCGGTTGTATTACATCCCTTATTCTACTATTGAGATCCGGGAAATGAACAATTTAAAACTTCCAAACAAGTTCTTTTATGCAGTTCCGGAAGGGATGATCATTCCGGATGAGGTTCCAAGTTATGCAGGTCTTCTTTACATAGATGAAAACTTGAAAGTAAAAAAGGTAAAGGACGGCAAATTTATCCACAAAGATATTCTAAGTCCTACCAAGCTATTCAATAAAACATATAATTCTTATGTATCTAATTTATATTCAAATCTAAACAAAGTATCATGAAAGCAATAGAATTTAAAGAGCAAAATGTGGTTTTTGCAGAAAATCAACCAGAATATTTATCGTTGCCAGCCTTTAAATCCGAAGAAGGTGATGTTGTAACATGTTGGGAATTAAGTGATGAAGAAATAGAAAAGATTAAAGAGACCAAAAACATCTTTTTAGCAATTAAGACTTTTAATCATCCTTTACAACCAATTTTTATAACAGTTGATCGTAAAGAGTTATTTACAGATTAAAATGCAGAAGAAAACGACAAATAAAATACCAACCACTAAAAAGGCAGCCGCTCCCAAAAAAAGAGTGGCTAAAACAGTTAAACCCCTTCCAGAAAAACCGGAAACAATTACAACAAACAAAACATTTGGAAACCAATTCTGGAAGATGAGAGCAAAGCACGGCCGGGATAAACTTTTTGCCACTCCTGAGGAATTATGGAATGCAGCATGTGAATATTTCCAATGGGTTGAAGACAATCCCCTTCCAGAAACGAAAGTATTCCAGCATCAAGGGAAAGTTGTTACGGAAACCGTTCCAATTATGCGGGCTATGACATTAGGACAGCTTTGTTTTTACCTTAATTGTAATGAAGCATACTTCAGGCAATTTAAAGCAAGATTAACAGATGAGGATGAGGGTTTTTCTACGGTCATCGCTGATATAGAGAATGTAATTTATACACAAAAGTTCCAAGGAGCATCCGGAAACCTTCTAAATGCTAACATTATTTCCCGTGATCTTGGTTTGGCTGATAAGAAGGAAGTAAACGGGACGGTATCATTCCTGGATTTTTTAATGCAAAGCTCAGATGATGAAGAGTAAAACTATCAAAATACCAATTTTTTTCGGAAATCTAACTATTATCTACTCTGAAGGATGGGATGAAGTTAACAAAAGGTACGAAAAACAAACAGATTGGCTTACACCTCTTGAAAACCTTTCTGAAGCATGCGTTTTTACGGCACATTACAAAAGTGGATATACACAATATGTTGTTGCATTCAAAAGAATACCTAAAGGATTTGTTATAGCTCATGAATGTGTTCATTTGGTAAATCGCATTTTTCAAGATCGAAGATTAGTCTTAGATATGTACAATGATGAAACCCAAGCATATTTAACAGGTTGGTTCTTTGAGCAAATAGATAATTTCTTTAAAAATCAAAAATAATTAAATCATGGATAAAAAATATTTCATAATTGTGTCTTATAATTTCAAGAAAACAATGCTAGACGTTAGAGAAATATCACATGTAACTACATCTGTTTCAAAAGATGTTGATACGTCTACTGTCTATATGAAGAATGGAAAAGATATTGAAGTTAATGATGATGAATTCTTCAGCGAATTAAAGAGGATTGAAGAAGAGTTAAAACCTAGAGACTAAATGTCAAACACAGCGGCACAACAAAAGGCAATGCTCAAATTTAGTGAGTGGAGAGCGGACTGGAATAAGTTCGCCTTTGAAGTTTTAGGAGCACACTTGGATCCGGAACAAAAAAAGATCATTGAATCTGTTCAATTCAATCCCCGCACTTCCGTAATGTCAGGAACATCCCGCGGGAAAGACTTCGTTTCCGCAGTTGCTGCAATGTGCTTCATGTATCTGACACCGAAATGGAAGAACGGCCAGTTAATTCATAATACAAAGGTTGCTTTGACCGCTCCCACTGGAAGACAGGTAGAGAATATCATGCAGCCTGAAATTTCAAGGCTTTACAATAACGCATTAAGCAAGGGTATACAGCTCCCGGGCCGTCTTGTAGGCAATGATATCCGTACGGATTGGGATGAGTGGTTTTTGACGGGCTTTAAGGCTGATGATAATGTCACTGAAGCTTGGACCGGGTTCCACGCAGTAAATACCATGTTTGTTGTTACTGAAGCTACCGGTATTTCAGAAGCTACTTTCAACGCAATAGAAGGAAACCTACAGGGAAACTCTCGAATGTTGATAGTATTCAACCCTAACGTGTCCACCGGCTACGCTGCTAATTCTCAAAAGAAAGGAAGATGGGAGAAATTTAGCCTCAATTCTCTGAATGCCATGAATGTTGTTGAAAAGAAAATGATCATTCCCGGGCAGGTTGATTATTTATGGATAAAAGATAAATTAAATGAGTGGTGTACCATCATTTCGGCTAATGATGTCATTACAGAAGAAGATGATTTTGAGTTTGAAGGTGTATGGTACCGCCCTAATGATCTATGCAGGGCCAAAATACTTGGAAAATTCCCAAAAGTATCGGAAGACGCCCTTATCCCTCAGCAATGGGTAGAACTCGCAAATAAACGCTGGATTGAGTACCAGAAACAAGCGAATAAAGACTATAAAAAGAAAAATAATCTGATGCTTGGTTCAGATATTGCCGGGATGGGGCGGGATAACACTGTAGATTGCTTCCGGTTCGGTAATTATGTTGAAAAGTTTGCAATTAAACATTCAGCCGGAAAGGCGAACCACATGGAAGAAGCAGGCAAGATCGCTAATGTTCTTCGATCAGACGCAAAGGCAACCGCCTCAATTGACACCATTGGAGAAGGAGCAGGGGTATATTCCAGGTTAGTTGAGTTAGGCTTTGAAGAAAGAGTAATATCTTGTAAATATTCATCAAAACCAGAATTCGGAGGCTATGAACTTAAAGACAGCACTGAGCAGTATTCATTTCTCAATATGAGAGCTTATCTTTTCTGGCAGGTACGGGAATGGTTAGACCCTAAAAACAGGCATGATGCTATGTTACCGCCTTCAGAAACATTTATGGAGGAGGCTACCGAAATAAAATATTTCTTCCAATCTAATGGGAAAATACAAATTGAAAAAAAAGAAGACATAAAGAAACGTTTGAAACGGTCTACGGATGAATTTGACGCATTAGCGAACACTTTCCATCCATTTGAACCACCTGTTAATCCTGGAGCTTTAGAAGGAATACTTTGGTAATGGACGAAAAAGTATACATATTATCATTGACAAAAGAACAGCTAGACTCTCTACCCTATGATGTTTTAAAATGGGAATGTTGTTGTAAAAATTGTAATCGAGGGACAACGGTTCGTGATTATGGATTGTCACCCTTGTTTTTTCTTAATAGAAATAGCAAAAGAGCTCATAAAAACACTCCAAAATATTGGATGGATACATCAAGTATTATTTGGCTTTGCGGAAAGCATTACGCGATCATGAGACGTTGTGGTTTTGATTATATTTTGAAAAAGTATTTCGACCACCATAAAGCACCATCAGGTATTATAAAAAAAGTAAATCAAGGAATAGAAAAAATACACCCATGAACATAGAAGAAATCACAGGAAAAACAACTCCTGAAGAGCAAATAAATGCTTTGAGAGTTGATAAAACAGAAAAGCCGAAAATTGAAGATTTAAAAAAGGAATGGAAGGTTTCGCAACATAGGACTATAATTGATAATGATTTCCTTCCAAATAAAGAGGTAAAAGATCCTGAAGGTAAAGTCATAAAAACAAAGAAGGTCAACCGTATAGCAATGCCCGTTCAAAAATATATTGTAAACAGTGCAGTGTCATTCGGTTTTGGTAATCCAATTACCATCAAAAGCAATGCTGAATCTGGTTCACAAGAAGAGATTGTAGAGAAAGCAATTGAGAAAATTTTACTTCAAAATAAAGCAGATATTAAAAATAGACAGGCAGCTAGAGAACTTTATCGATCAACAGAAATAGCAGAATATTGGTATTATCAGAAGTCAGAACCGCATGAAGACTATGGTTTTCAATGTAGTTTCCGGATTAAAGTAAAGCTCTTTATTCCTTGGAAGAATGATACATTATATCCTATGTTTAATGAATATGATGATATGATAGCATTCTCCAGGGGTTTTTCCTTATTAAATTCAGAAAAAAAAGCAGTCGAATATTTTGAGACATTCACGGACACAGATGTAGTAAGGTTTATGAAAGGAGAGAATGGATGGGAAATTGTCCCAATTGAAGGAGCCGGCAAAAATCCTATACAAAAAATACCTATTGTCTATGCCAGTCAAGAAGAAACAGAATATGAGGATGTAAAGTATGATATTGAGCGATTAGAATTGCTTTTATCCCGTCATGCTGAAATAAATGATTATCATGCTGCACCAACTACATTTGTAAAAGGAAAGGTAACAGGTTTGCCTCAGGCTGGAGAAGCTAACAAGTCAATACAAGGAGGACCTGAATCTGATATGAAAGTTATATCTTGGGATGCTGCACCGGAATCTGTTAGATTAGAAATCGATACAAGGTTAGAAAACATTCATAAATTTACAAAGACTCCAGATCTATTCCGACAAGTTAAAGGACTGAACCAGGTTTCCGGAATCATGCTCAAAATGCTATTTATGGATGCTCATTTAAAAGTAATGGAGAAGGCCGAAATTTGGGAGGATTATTTTACCCGTAGATACAACATCTTAAAAGCATATGTAGGCAAACTTCTCAATACTTCTCTTCTGGAAGCTTCTAACAGGTTGGAACTGGAGCCAGTGATTAAGCCGTACATGATCCAGGACACGAAAGAATGGGTTGAAACTCTTATGACTGCCAATGGCAATAAACCTTTGATATCTCAACAACTTTCAGCTGAATTGTCGACATTAGCACCATCTGAAGATTGGCTTGTGCTTCAGGCTGAACAAGAAGCTGCCAAAACTGAAAGCGTATTCGGAAACCCTAATGAATTATAATGATCAACTTTGAAATAAATGTGTCAGTTTACAAAACTGATATCTTAGTTATTATTGGAGGAAGCTCAAAAGAAAGAAAGAAGATCCTAACAAAATATTATTCAAAATCAGAAATTGAAAATTTGTTTGAGAATACAGTCTTTCATGAGGCTACAACAATACAGCATACATCAGGATCAATAATATTGCTTTTTAATGAGAAACCAAATCAGAATAATTTTTGGCTTTCAATTTTAGCTCATGAAACTTTTCATGTATCAAGTTTTATTATGAGAAGGGTAAATATCCCCCTTTCCCAAGATTCTGAAGAAGCTTATGCTTATCTGCAACAAATGATTTTTGAAGAAATTCTGGATAATTTAGACAATGGCCAACCTGCACGATGATAATTTTGATTCAAAACACTTCCGAAGAGGTGAATACAATGTAAGGAGAATAAATTCTCTTTATAAAAAGCTTATTGATGAAATCACATCACTTCAATCTATAGGCCGAATTAAAGCCACGAAATTATTTTCCTTTTCTGATTATCCGGATCTTGACAAATCGGCAAACAAACTTTTTGAACAGTTTACAAAAAATGTGACAGCTGAGCTTTTTGCCCAAGTTGAACAAAGTTGGAAATTTGCAGAAGCAAAACAAACTGATTTCATCAACAAAATAGCCTCAAAATTGAATCTTTCTAAGGAAAGGGTAAAAGAATATACCAATCCTAACAAAGAGGCCCTAAAAGCGTTTAAAAATAGGAAAGAGAATGGAATGAATCTTTCGGATCGTGTTTGGAAGCTTTCAGATCAGTTCCGTATTGAAATAGAACTTGGTTTGGATGTCGGAATAGGAGAAGGTAAATCTGCTGCAAAGTTGGCCCGGGAACTCCGATCAAACCTTAATGATCCTGACCGGCTTTTTCGCCGAGTGAGAGATAAACACGGGAACCTTGTTTTATCTAAAGCGGCAAAGGCATACCATCCGGGACAAGGTGTGTATAGGTCTTCAGCCAAAAACGCTCAAAGACTTACAAGGACCGAAAATAATATGGCTTACCACGAAGCTAATTATCAAAAATACCAGGAATTTGATTTTGTTGTAGGAATCCAGATAAAGCTTTCTAATAACCCTAACCATTGCCCATTCTGTGAAGCAATGGCCGGAGAATATCCAAAAGATTTTAAATTCATTGGATGGCATCCTATGTGCCGGTGCACCAGCATCACAATTTTAAAGACGTGGGAAGAAATGGAAAGAGATAATCAGCTCATTTGGGATGGGAAAGAACCTTTAGGTAGCGTCAATGAGGTTAAAGAAGTTCCGAAAGCGTTTTCCTCATGGATACAAGACAACAAAGATAAAATCGAAAACGCAAAGGTAAAACCTTACTTTATTAGGGATAATCCACGTTTTGTTAATTATGTACAAAATGAAACGACAAAAATTTTAAAAGATAGTTCTGATAATTCAGATATTCCTAAGTTCATTTTAGAAAGGGTAAATCATTACAAAATGATTAATGATGATATATTAAATTTAAAATCACAATACGATATTCTGGAAGAAGAGAGAAGGATTGAGGCGAAAAAAGTTAACGAATATTACTCTGATTTCAAAAAGAAAAACTCAAAGAAAAAGCAAGATGAAATAATTAAGCTTTTAGATAAGGACGAATATTTCCGATCTATCAAGAAAAAATCAGATTCCTTAAATGGTGGTCCAAAAAGGTTAAATGATCTTATTAATGCCAAAAAGAAACAAATACTTGATGAAGGGGAATTACAATTCAAAAAATTGATAAGTGAATTGTCTGGGGAAACAAAAATGAAAATTAATGGAGGGGGAAATTTGGTTGATGATATTGTAAATGATTTCAAGAAATTAACAAAAGGATACAATGATGATAAAACAATAGCATTTTTAAAAACTTCAGGTAGGGAAGGTTTTGATTCAATAGGTCGAACAGTTAATATTAACACATCCTCATCTAAATATACAATAATGCACGAATTAGCACATTCAATTGAACTTGATGAGTCGATGCTTAAAAAGTCCGTTGACTTTTTAGAAAGAAGAACTAAAGGAGGAGAATTTAAATATTTAAAAGATGATGTTAACAAGGCTTTCAATGGGAACGAGATGTATAGAGAAGGAGGATTTTTCAATCCTTATGTAGGTAAGCATTATAAGGCTGATGCTGATAGTGTAGTTTCTTATAAAGGTATTGCAGCAACTGAGATATATTCAATGGGGATTGAAGAAATGTACAGAAATCCAACTGTTTTTTACATGAAAGATCCTGATCATTTTATGTTTATTTTTAATTTGTTTTTTAAAAAAAGATAATATGAAAATTATTGTTGAAAGGTTGGGTAATTATGCAAGTATAGAAAATTTAGAAGTCATATCTGATTCTAATTGGTTGAAAACTGAAATCAAAGATATTATTGAAATATTTCGCTTTGAAGAATCTTCGGGCCTTAATAAAATGCAGCTTATATTAACTGAAATAAATAAAAAAGAACTATATAATGTTAAAACAATAGGTTTTGATCAGAATGAAGATAAAACAATATTCTACTAACTAAAGATTGGGTGATGAGTTAAATTATTGTGAATTCATTTTTGGGAGCAAAGTATTCTTTTCCATTATCATTATCAAGTTTAATAATCCACCTAATATAGGGGTGAAATTGACTATAATAAGGTATTTCCCTAACAAAAACGCCCTCTAATCCAGTAATAATGTGTTTTAGTTTCATGGTGCTTTACTTTAGTTCTTCACCGATCAAATCAAAATAAATGTTTTGGAGCTGATGGACATATTTTAACCCATATTTATCACCTACAATGTATATTTGTACGCTTTCATCGTAAGCCGGCCCGATATGCACCAAATAAACTACACTGTTAAGATGCATGAATATTAAATCATGTTTTTGATATAGTTGATAGTTTTCAAATTCGTCAGAGTCAATATATGGAATATTAATTCTATCAAAACCAGTATTTAACAACCATTCTTCAGATATTGGAATTGGTTCGATTGAAAATTCTTTTTGTAATTCTTCACATTCAACTAGATACAATAAGCTTCTAGCATTTATTTCGTATGTTGTTTTATTTAATTTATCACGAGTATAATTACCTATTCTAAGTTCTTTTGCATTCATTGTTTATTAGAATTAATTCATATTTTCTTTTTTTATAACACATTTCTTTGTTCCGAATGATTCACCTACACTAAGGCTTTTCTGGTAAATAGTTTGTTTTGCATATCCTATAACAGTACTATCAAATCTATTAAAAATTGATGAAATAGTGCTAAAGAAATATTCGGTTTTCCCTTCAACAGGTTCAAAAAATCTTATAAAGTATATCGTTTTTGATTTCATGAAAAAGTTATTAATAATTTTTGATATAAAATATTGATCTTGAATTTATTCATTGAATAAAAATTATGAAGTTTATTTATATAATCCCATTACAAATATAAATAATTTTACCTCCATTGGAGGTAAATTAAATCATAATTTTATGAAAAATTTTTTATCATTATGATTAACCCAACTGTAAAAAAGTTCTTCCTTAAAAATGGGCTTTCTACAAAGGCTTTGCAGGTATTATCTGATACTGTTATGGGTTCTCTTGAAGAAAACGCAACAGAAGAGGATATAAATGAAAAGTGTAAGCTATTTGAACCGCTTGCAAAGACATTCCAGTCTGAAGCAGATTCCAGAGTTCAGGCAGCTTTGAAAAAGAAAGAACAAGAAGGAAATGACAATGATGATGATGGGGCTGACGAACACGAGCCAGAACCAGCATCAGGGAAACCATCTAAAAAAGCAAAAGCCGACCCTTTGCTTGCAGCAATCGAAAATCTTACAAAAACTGTTCAGGGAATTCAAACAGCACAAGCTGTAAAATCCAATAATGAAAAAGTAATTGAAGGATTGAAAGGCTTAAAAATGTCCGAGCAGGAAATCGAATCTGTAATGATGGGTAGAAGCTTTGAAAAAGAAGAGGAAATAGAAGAATTCATCGCAAAACAAGGTGAATTATATTCTCAAATTACACAAAGTAGAACCGAAGCGGCTGCCGGAGAAGGTTATAAGCCTGTTACTTCAGTTGGAAATCAAACATCTGCTCAAAAGAAGTCTGATATTGAAGAGTTCAATAAAGCCTTTTAGAGCAAATAATCTATTAACAATAACAAAATGGGATATTTAGAACCAACTTCAACACAAGGATCAAGAACGGTCCCTATTTTCCAAAAAGTATTGGAAATGGCCAGAGGTGGTTTTACTTTGGATGCAACCGGGCTAACTGTAGGAGAAACAATTCCCGCAGGAACCCCGATGGTATTTGATGAAGAAACCAGAAAGGCTAAAAAAGCAACCTTAACAGGTACAGCTCCGAACGAAACATCAGATGCAAAAGGTCTTTTGTATACTGACGTTAAGATTGAAGCGAATGCGCCTGTAGACGTAGTTCTGAGAGGAACTGTATATGCACGTAGAGTAACACCGGAAATTGAAGATGCTCATAAAAAAGCATTGCCACTGATCATTTTCTCAGAATCTCGTTAATCCCTAAAAATTAAACAAAATGGCAAAAGAAATAACCGTTTTCGGTAGTGTAGCAGATGCTGACACACTACAAATGATGATCGATACGAGATTAGAGAAATTCAACACTCCGTGGTATATTCAATATTTCGATTTTGCACTTCCACAAATCTCGTTAACATATAGCTCAGTACTTGGAAATTCTGTAATTACTCCTGCTGCATCATATGTTACTCGTGATGGTGAAACTCCATTAAGAAGCCGTGAGACTTTGGAGGCAATGAATGGTAAAATACCACCAATCAAAGTGATGCGTGATCTTGATGAAGAACAATATAGAAATTATAAGGTTCTTCAAGAAATGAAAGGTATCAAGGATCAGGAGAAAAAGAATCAGGCCTTAAAGCTTATCTGGGATGATATGAAATATGTTACTGAAGCAGTTGATAAGAGAATTGACTTAACAGTTGCTCAGGCTATTTCTACAGGTAAGATCACCATCACAAAAGATAATAATCCGGATGGTATTGTTGTCGGAGATATTGATCTTAAGATGCCCGCAGCCAATAAGGTAAACGCTATTGAGAATTGGAGTGACGCAACAAATTCAAAACCGATCACAGATATCGTTAATCTAGTAAATTCTGCTTCAGACAAAGGTCTTTCCTTTGCGAAAATGCTGATTGATGGAGCGACATTGCTTCAATTTATGAAGTCTAAAGAGGTAAAAGATACTGTTGGAACTTTCTTTGGATTATCTGCAGCAGCGAGAAATTCTCAAACTGCTCCGTTGACAATTGATCGTATCAATGAGTATATGACGGCTGCAAAGCTTCCATTATTTGAGGTTACAGATATTAGAGTTCCGGTAGAAAAAGATGGTACACCTACAATTATCAAGCCTTTCGAGGGTTCTAATATTGCCTTTATTCCTGATGGTAAATTAGGTGAGATAAAGAATGCTCTTGCGATGGAAGAAATGGAGCCGGTAAACAATGTTATTTACGCTAAAAAGGGTAGAACATTGATTTCTAAATGGAACCAGAATGAACCTTTCAAAGAGTGGACTAAAGCTGAGCTTAATGCCTTCCCGGTTGTTAATACAATCAAGTACATCTACTTGTTATCTACTACTAAAGCATTTGCATAATCATGGCAGTAACGAATAAGGACTATTTCCAAAGTAAGTTGAGACGTTTGTCTATCACTATGAGTGATGAAGATCTCGACGTGTTTTTTGCTTCAAAGCAAATTACAGAATCTGGCGATCTTGATAAACCAGACCAAATGGATATAGCTTTTACAGAAATAGTCCTTGAGTTACTTGTTAAGCCTGACATTTCAGAAGACAGCTATTCTGTAAAATGGGATCGAAAAGCATTAGAGACATGGTATTCGATCGAGTGTTCAAGACTTGGAATTCCAAATCTAATTACCCAGGGAAAAGATGAAGTAAAAGACATAAGCTTTTTAGCGTAATGCAATATCCGTACGATCTTTTTGTGTTGAAAATAACCGGTGGGGGAATTGATCCTGAAACCGGATATCCTATACCATCTACTGAAAATTGGGTTTACCACTCTAAATGTAGAGATGAAGTAGCCGTACAGCAAGGTGTTATTTTCACAGAAAGCGGAGAAATGACAAATTATTCTTCAAAAGTTGTAATGCCCTTAGGGACACCAATAATAGAGGCAAACAGCAAAATTGAAGTAAGAAAAGGTGATTTCGTACGAACTACCGGAAAAGTATTAAGATTCGTTGAAGCTCAATTGCATTGCAGATTATGGGTATAGAACCAAGAATAAACATGGCCCAGATTAATTCCTATTTACAGGAGAGAATTGAAACTTTGGATCAGCTAATGATCAGAAATCTTAATTATCTGGGAATGGAGTGCGTAAATCTTGCAAAAAACCTAGATACATATCAGGATCAAACCGGTAATCTTAGAAACTCAATAGGCTATGTAGTGGTAAAGCATGGAAATATTATTAATTCAATTTTTACTGGTGGAACATCGGGCCCAAAACAATCAGAGGAATCTGGTGAAAAAATAGGAGAAGATTATGCTAAAGAACTTGCAAAAGACTTTGGAAACGGATATGCGGTAATTGTCGTTGCTGGAATGGATTATGCGAGCTATGTAGAAGATGTAAACCATCTCGACGTTCTAAATCCAGCCAAAAACCTTGCGACATCCCGTATTAATCAAATAGCACAAAGCATAGTAAATACAATGAGAAGAAGATCATGATCACAACGTTTGAACTAAAGACAATTGTTTACAATATTGTAAAGTCCAGTAATATTAAATCTATCATTAATGGCGACGTTTTTATAGACAATAGGTTATTTGACTCCAAAAAATCAGATATAGTGATAGGATCTCTTCAGGTTGAAAACACTGTTTTACAGCCATCAGTTGTGTTAATAAACATTTATGCACCTGACATCCAGTCTGGAACAAGTTATTTACCTGATTCAGCTCTCCTAAATAATGCTACAAAGCTCCTTATTCCATTAGTAAAAGAAATTTACATAGAAGCAAAAAAAACAAATCTGGAAATAGAATATCAGCGTGATTATAAAGTGGATGGTAAAAATGAACATGTTTCTGTTATCAGATTACAAACTCGAACTATAAATAATTAAACAAAAATAAAATGGCATTTACATTTGGTATTACAAGACTTCTTTCCGGGGCAATTGCAGCGGATGGGGGAATGGGAACAACCCTAACGGAACATGATGAAACCCTAAAGGGGACAGCTGTTCTGGAAACAACTGATGAAACAATCAACTGGATTGAAACCGAAGAAAAAGGAAAAAGAATAGCAATAGGACAAAACGATGCTGAAACAACTTTGACATTTGAGGTCGCAAATCCGTCATTAGAGACACAAGCTTATTACGCGGGAGGTGAAGTAGTAACGGATCCCGTAACAACTAAGAAAAGCTATTCTCCACCAATGGTTAAAGAAGTGATTGAAAAATCATTCACGGTAGAAACCAAAGCCGGATATGATATTGACATTGTAAACGGAAAGGTACTGGCAACCCCACTTGGCGGAACTATTGGGACTGAAAATGTTTTAACAATGAAAGTTGTTGTAACTGTTCAGGCTCCTACAAAAGCTGGTGTGGAGGCAATGACATACAGAGAAAAATAAACCAACTGAAATTAAACTAAATGAAACCACCTTCTTTTGTTAGTGGGTGGTTTTTTTGAAAATATGGAAAATCCGGATGAAATATTCAATGAATTCTTAAGAAATAATATTTCGAAAGAAGAAGCTGAAAAGAAAGAAGCTGATGAGCTAATACATAGAGGATTCTATTTTGATATAGGAAAAAGAAAATGGGAAATAAAACCCTTAGTTTTTGGAACAATTTCCCACGCAAATAAGTACGCACTCGATCTAAAAATTAACCTGTTGAGTGATGATAATTCATCGGTTTTTAAGGAGATCGAAAAAAACATTAAACCTTTGATGTCCTTTATTGCAGTATGTATTCTTCATCACAAATGGAAAATTAAGCTTTTCACAAGAATTCTTTCGGTATACTTGAAATGGAAACTGGATCCTTCTAAAGCTCTAAAAATCTGCGTGGCAATATTGCAGATGTACGACATTAAAAATTTTACTACCTCTATCAGTCTGATAGGACAAATGACGATAACGAAACCGAATCCGAAAAGTCCGAAGGAGACAAGTCTGGTAGATGGGAAAACACAGGTCTCCAGTCTATCTTCGGAACCTTAGGTTTCGCAATGAAGACTTTGAAAATTTCCTACAAAGAATTAATGTGGGAAATACCATGGCCGGTCCTTCTAAGAATGCTTTATGACCTGCCAAATCAAAAATATAAAGAAAAAAACGAAGACGAAAGTCAAGACAAAGATATCAAAGAGCTAAGCCCTCAAACTTCAACGGACTTTGCTCAATACATTCAAAAGATTAACCAGCAGAATAAAAAATGAACCAAGGAGCCCTACATTTTGATGCCCTTTTAACAGTCAATAATTTTGACAGGGGTATTGACCGTATAAAAAATGGTATAAAAGAAGTATCGGGTGTAGCTCAAAAAGAAACCCAGGTAATGGATGGCTATTTCCGGAATCTTGGTACAGCAATAGGAGGGTATTTTACAGCTCAATCATTATTTTCATTTACAAAAGAACTTATCAATGTAAGAGGTGAATTCCAAAAAACGGAGATTGCATTCTCAACAATGTTAGGAAGTTCCGATAAAGCAAAAAAGCTTATGGAACAAATGGTTGATTTAGCTGCAAAAACTCCATTTTCTCTACAGGATGTATCATCAGGAGCCAAACAATTACTAGCCTTCCAAGTCCCAGCAAAAGATATTGTAGATACTTTAACAAGATTGGGAAATATAGCGGCTGGGCTTAATGTTCCATTGGAAAGAATCAATCTTATATATGGACAAGTAAAAGCTAAAAATAAGTTAATGGGTCAGGAGCTTCTTCAATTTACTGAAGCAGGTATCCCTATGTTAACTGAACTTGCTCTAAAGTTTGGAAAATCTGAATCTGAAATTTCAGATATGGTTTCTGCCGGTAAAATTGGCTTTAAAGATGTTCAGGATGTTTTATTCAAAATGACAAATGAAGGTGGAATGTTCTTCGAATTAATGGAAAAACAATCTGCCTCACTTTCTGGAAAAGTAGCGAATCTAGGTGATGCGTGGGATCAAATGTTGAATAAAATAGGTCAGTCTAATGAAGGGTTTTTGTATGGGAGCATAGAACAGTTAACAATGTTGGTTGAGAGATATGATGCTGTAATTAATGCTGTACAAACCTTAATAGTTTCTTATGGAGCATACAAAGCGGCTATTATTGTTACAGCTGCAGCTCAATCTATGGCGAATAAGACTTTAGCCACTGAAATAGGATTACTTTCATTTTCTGAGAGAATGAAATTGGGTCGGGCTTTGATTACTCAAAAACAAACTGCTGCAACACTAGCCGAAGCACAAGCTGAAAAAGTATCGTTATCAACAAAATATGCAACATTACAAGCAGAGATAAGTTCGCTTGCAGTTAAAAAACAAAAAGCGGTGGCCCTGGCAACTGAAAGAGCACAGGCTCTTGCAAATGCAAGGATTCAGTTATCAACTGCCCAAGCTGAACTTGCTTCAATAAGAACAACTGGAACAGCCCGCCAGATAAATATAGCCACTAGAAACGTAGAAAAGGCACAAAATACTGTAATTGCAGCACAGGAATCTGCTGAAATTGCTAGAAAAGCAGCATTAACAACGGCATCTAAATTTTATAATACCCAGAAGGAGCTGGAAATTACAGCTACTGCATTGAACTCAGCTACTAAAAATGTTGAAACAGCATCCGAAGTTGCAAACACAGCTGCCAAAACCGCCAATACTATAGCTACACAAAGGTTGACTATGGCCCAAGTTGCTAACACCATCGCTATGACTGCAGCGGCTAGAGCAGCGGCATTTCTAAACGCTACACTTTTTGCTAATCCTTATGCACTTGCCACAGCCTTAATAGCGGCTTTAGCTTTTGCCGTATATAAATATAGCACTGCACTTACGGTTGCTGAGGAATCACAAAACAGAATGAATGAAGATGCTAAAACCCAAATTGCAACAATAACAGAACAAGAATCTAAAATAAAGGCACTCACAAAAGTTATTGAAGATCAAACAGCTTCAGAAGATAAAAAGGCATCTGCAATAAAACAAATTCACTCACTTACAAATGGGCGTTTAGATCAACTTGACTCTGAGGCTGTAAAAACAGGTAAAGCTACCGAAATGATAAAAGAATATATCGCAATGCTGAAGTTGGAAGCCGAAGCAAAAAGATATGTTAATGAGCTTGGCAGGCTTGATTCTGATATTGAAGATCTAAAAAACAATAAAGGCAAATTTGGTTTTGGGGATCTATGGGATGATTTTACGGATTTTGATAGTGATTTCCATTGGAGTCTTAAGAAGAGAAAAGAGGAAAGGGTTAATCGAATCGTAAAAGAGAAGGAAGATGAAAAAAAGTTATTACAAGAAAAATTAGATGCATTAGCTAAAAAGGGAATCAATATATCTGAAACTGAAATAAATGAAGGTGTAAAACCTTCTGGTCCTAATAAAGGTACACAAAGGTGGTATGAAGAAGAAATTAAAAGACTTCAGGAAGCAAATAAAGATCTAGTTCCTCAATCAAAAAAATGGATCCAAAATATGTCTCTTATTGAGAAATATCAGGATTTACTTAGTAATAAAACAAAAAAAGACAATCGACAACTCGCCGAAGTTCTTCCGGAAGGGTCTATCAAAGAACTACAAAGAAGGGCTCAACTATATTCTGATGCAATCGATGTTGCTGTAAATGGTCAAGTAAAATTAAGAAAGCTTGATAAATATGGAAATGACAAAGATAAAAGCGGTAATCCTTATTTGACAGGTGAAGTAATAAGTACCGAAGAGGCTTATAACCGTATAAGTGAAATTAATGACAAAATAGAATCACTTCGTTATAAGACTTTTCAAGAAAGGATATCTGAGGCAGAAAGACAATGGAATAACTACTATAAAATGGTTGAGTTCTATGGTAAAGCATCTGCTGATGCTCAATATAAAGATCTATTAAAAGGATCTCAAAATTACTTGGAACACCTGGAAAAAGAACTTGAGACTTTGGAGAAAAGGAAAAATGATGGAGGAATATTATCAAATCAGGAAAAAGCAAATATAATTTTCCTTAGAAAAGAAATAGATAATTTAAATGGTACTGAAACCCCTTTAGAAAATTTTAAGCGTGGTATTGACGATGCTATTAAGACTATCCCTTCATTAATTGAACAATTGAAATTCCTGGAAGATCAACAAGATAAAGCATTTCAAAAAGAAGGTAATTCTGCTCCATTCCTTGAACAAAAAAAATATTTAGAAGAGCAAAAGAGAAATGTTCTACAGCAACAGCAGGAACTATATAATACCTTCTTGAATGAACAGCAGACTTTCGAGCAGAAAAAAAATGTAATTACTGAAAAGTATGAGCTTATCCGAAAAAAAATAGGTGAAAACAATTCTTTCACTCAACCTGAAAGATTAAGGCTCCTTGATGCATCTTATAAAAATGAACAAAAAGAAATATCTGATTTAACTCTGGAACTTTTCCAAAAAACAGATTTGTGGATTAAAGCCTTTGGAGACTTGTCAAATATTGGCCCTAAAACTTTGCTCAAATTGAAAAAGGGGTTATTAGATTATTTAGAAGCAAACAAAAATCTTAATGCTACTGAAATAAAAACCATTCAGGATCAGATAATCAGTATTGATGAAACACTTTCTTCAAGAAATCCTTTTTTAGCCTTATCGTTAGCCATAGATAAATATAAACAAAAGAGAAAAGAGCTTAATGATGTAGAAAAACAATCAGGAAAAAATAGTGACAAGTATCTTTTAAAATTAGAAGAAACAAATCAAACTTTCAATGAAATCATTGAAACTACAGGAGCTGCAGCATCTACTATGATTGGGTTCGTATCTGGTGTTACTGATGCATTCGGTGGAATGTCAGAAGAACTACAATCTACTCTTAAGGATGTTCAGCAGTTGGTGGATGGAATTGTAAATGTTATTGCTGGTTATTTTTCCGGAAATTATGGGCAAATGCTTTCTGGTATTGTTCAGATTATCAGTGCTATGGTCAAGTTGTTGAATGGTGATAAAAAAAGAGAAAGAGAGATTAAGCAATGGCAAAGAGCTGTTGATGATCTTAAATCTTCCTACGAAGAACTTCAGAAGGTAATTGAAAAAACTGCCGGAGAAGAATCTTTATCAATGCAAAGGGAGCTAATTGCCAATTTAAAAGAACAGCAAAGAATCCTTGTCCAGATGAGAAGTAAAGAGTCAGAGAAGAAAAAGTCTGACCAAGATAAAATCGCCACCTACAATCAACAAATAAAAGATATAAATTCTCAGATCTCCGATTTAGTAGATAATTTCAAAAACTCAATTACTACTACTGATTTTAAAGATTTATCACAGAGGATTGCAGATGCCCTTATAGAGGCTTTTGGAAAAGGGGAAGATGCCGCAAAAGCATTTGACAAGGTGGTAGAAGATGTAATGCGAAATGCAGTTGCCAATGCTTTAAGAATTAAGATTTTGGAACCTGCTGTTCAACAAATGGTTGATAAATTATATTCTTCAATGGGGTTTGGAAATGCAAGTAATGCTGAGGCTGAAGCCAAGATAAAACAATTGCAGAATGAGGTTGATAACATTGACCAGCAAATTACAACAGCCAATTTTCAAACAAAACCAATTCTACAGGCAGCAAAACAAAAATTATTACAACAAATAAACGATTTAAAATCTCAGATTGCACAATCTAATATTTCAGGGTCTTTTGATGGTTTAACTCCTGAAGAAAGAGAAAAGATTAAGGCTTTAGGTGAAACTGCAATGCAGCAGTACATGGATGCTCTAAAACAATATGAAGATCTTTTCGGATCTGCTTCCCAAAACGCTCAAGGATTAAAAGGAGACATTAAAGGCATAACTGAAAAAACTGCGGGTGCGCTAGAGGCTCAATTTAATGCTGTGAGGATAAATATTGTAGAGATTTTGAAAATCCATCAAATAAACCAGAATATCTTCCGAAGTCAACTTCAGGTCCAAGGACAAATTGAAGTTAATACTAGACCTTTAAAAGATATTTATAAGGAAATAAAAGAGCTGAATTCGAAAGTAAAGAATCAATTAGCAGGAATACCATAATGAAAACAAAAGAAATTTTTAGGATGGCAAAAAAAATAGGTTTATCGCCGGAATGTAAGGAAAGAATGTCTACCGATCTTTCTATCAAAAACCTTTGTGAGATGTTTTTTGATGGTGATGATTGGTCTATGGAAAATAATTTTCCTGATTTATCAACTTTGAGAAGATTTAAAGGTATTTCTGATCAATATGGACTATATACGGATTATAAAGGAATTAAACAAAACGAACAGAATAGTGCCTTTTTTGGCTCATCTGAAGTGAGTCTATATTATGATGCATTTAATGTTTCTACGGTTATTATAAGGCATGAATCAAAGGTTAAAATTAAGGCTATAGGAAATGCAATTGTATTGGTAAATATTTTAGATAGTGCTGAGCTTGAAGTTGAATCTTATGATAACGCTTCAGTTCGGGTTTTTTGTTATGATAATTTAAATGTTAGAACCATAGGAAATGTAAAAGTTCAAACTTCAAACTTTAATAAAAATGAATGAGGTTAAATATTATTTAAACGGTAAATATTTTAAAGATTTTGGGGTGTATGTTTCTGAATCAAATGGTATTGTAGACTCTCTGGAAAGAAAGCCTATACAACAATATGATTGGTCTGAATACCATGGACTATCTCCAGATCTTACCTCTCCTAAATATAAAGAAAGAAAATTTGAACTAAAATGTTTCATAATTGGAGATAACTGGGAGATAATGTTTGATAATTTTAAGGATTTCCTTATCAAAGAATTTTCAAAACCAGGTACCCAAAGACTTCACATTGAACCTTTCGAATTTAAGGTACTTCCTTATGAAGTTTACATGATGGAAGAAATTAAAATAGAAAAAAGGTTCAAGCAAGGCAATATGGTAGGTGTTTTCAATTTAATTCTAATTGAACCCAATCCGATTAAAAAAATTCTTAAAACAAATCTTGATACATTTCATCTTTCATACGAATGCTCATCTGAAACAGAAATTTTCCTAGGAGACGGCACAAAACTAATTGGAAGAGGAAATGTAAGTTTTACTAAAGATTATTCAGCCCCGTCTTATCAAGGATCTGGAATAAATATCATTCAGCAAAGTGCCATAAACAATAATTATTATGAATTATATGTAATCCCTTCCGGATTGAATCATTATCTATTTTCCCTGAAGGTTTCGCTTTCTTCCGCAAAAGACATGAACATGTATTTGATAGGAAAGAAGCCTGATAACACATATCACGCTGTTGCAATCAGTGAAACTTTTTCCGGAGCTATTGGTGAAAATGAAATTAGCCTGGTTAAAGAGTTAGATGCATCAACCTATTCAAAGTTCTATTTCAAAGTTCTTGACACCGAAGGAAATGAAATTTCAGGATCAACTTTCACCGATCCCAGAATTGAAACCGCCGAAGTAATTGGCGAGTGGCAAAATATGTTAGGAAAAGAAAAAATAATCATCATAGCCGGCAATGTAGATGATATTAAAAATCTATCAACTGAAGCCGAGATAATTTGGAATAAAATATAACACTTAAAAAATTAAATAAAATGCCAGAAACAGTAATTATAAATATTTCGGATACAGTTCCGCCATCAAATTACGCTACAATTGATCAAAATGGAATTGAAGGGAATGTTAATACTAAACCCCAAATAGAGCAGAAATTATCAGCTTTAAAAACGGAAATGATGAATGTTGTTGAAACAAATTTTCAAGGAACTATAAAACCATCAGATCCCGCACCAACAGATGATGGGGCTTATGAGCCAGAAGTTTCTTCTGAAGATAATAAAGATATAGATCCAACAGATTGGGGTACACTTTACGCAAACGCAGGAAACCTTAGAGCTAAAAAAGGCTATGATACCACATTTTATAAAAAAGGCTCAGTTTGGACAAAGGTAGAAAGGGAGTTAGTAAAAGGTAAAGATGCTTATGAGGATTGGTTGGACCAGGGAAACATTGGGACAAGAGCGGATTTTGTTGCTTCTTTAGGTTCTTTTACAAAGGCTCAATTTGATCAAGAGGCTGACCAGTATAAAACGTTCATTTTAGAAACTGATGATGTTTCTAGTATTAATTTTACTCAAAATATAGCACCTGGGGCTGGATCTTCAATTTATATTAAACAGATAACAGAATCCAACGCAATTACTAAAGTGAGAATAAAAGTAGCAACTGCAGGAGTTGGAGATTTTACCTTAAAACGAGCAGGTGTTAAATCCGAATTCGCATCAAATATTCCTTTAGTTGCTGGATGGAATGAATTTCCTATTGATTTGGATGTTGAGCCAGCCGATCTTGTGGGTTATAATACAGCTACTTCAACGGCTAGCCTTTGTTTTAAAGACGGAACAGGTGGACAGTATGTAACCGATGATGGCTCTGTTTTGGACGGAAATTTGGCAATCGAACTATATTCTGTTGAAGGACAAGTTAACACCTTTGAGAAAATTGTTAATGTTAATCTAGATGAAATAGGAGCGAAAATTGGAACTTCAGACCTTAACTTACTAAATACCTTTTCTAAACCAAAATTAAGAAATATAGACTATGGCGTTGTATCAGCTTTTAATCTTCCGGTAGAAAAGGATGTTCTTGACAACAATAAAATTGCAGTTACCGGTTCGGCTATTACTGGAAATTTCCCTTACAATGATTACGCATATTCATTTGGCTTTACTGTTAATTTCCCTAATGTTTATTCGGGAAATGAAGCTATTGCAACATTAAATGTGGGATCACAAACTATTAATATTTATGCCGGAGGAACTCCTACAATAGCATTTAACATTAACGGAACACAGGTAAACGCATTACCAAGTTTTGATTATGGGAATAAAACTGTAAAAATAGTTGTCGTATCGGATGCATACTTCATAAATGTTTATGTTGATGGTCAGAGAATGGGTCTGCTTAACAAAAACAAAAAAGCAACTCAATTCAATTTTATTTTAAATAAGCAAAATGGAAAATCATTTGAAAAGATTGCTTTCTGGAATCGAGATATTTCCGTGGAAAGGATAACACAATGGAATTTGGACCAGAACCCTTTCAATTTAAAAGGTATAAAAGACAAATTATTCCCGGCTAAAGGTTATCAAATAAGTGATCATTTATTGGCAGGCAACCCATATTTTAAAATCCCGGCCGAACAATCAATAATCAAGTTTAAAGGAAAATATTATTTATACTACACAGCTGCAAGATCAACACCAGATGTTTTTATAGAATCTGGAATTGCTGTAGCTGTATCAAACAGGGCTGATGGTGGATATTCCCAATATACAAATGATGTTGTAATTGGGGGCTTAAGAAACAAGGCAGGCGTAACTCGGGCAATGGGTAGTTGGGTTGGTGTTGTGGGTGATTATGTATACGTATTTGCCGCAATGGATTATACAGCTTCAAGTGCTGGAGGTAAAATTTTCAAAAGCTCAAATGGTTTAGACTTTAATTATGTAGGGGATTTCATCCCGGGTGGGACTATTCCGTATTTGGCTAATATTTCAATTTATCCTGAAAAGAAAGGTAATTATTATTACGGTATAGTTGAAGGAAAGGTAGGCGGCGTTTGGATCTCCTATTTAGTAAGATCGTTGAACTTTGAAAGCGGCTGGGAAATGGTTCAGGTGTTGAATAGCTTAGAAGTAACTTCCGGTGTAATGTATGGTGGTCCAGAGTTGCTACGATCCGCAAACGAAGATAGATGGATGTGTTTTTACCATGCTGCTTTCGAACCTGCTTCTGGTCCTAGTATCACTAATGTTGCTCCAACATCCCTATTCTATGCAGAATGTTTTGATACCGGGGCTCCAATTAATTGGGTGAACAAAAAGAAAGTTTTAGACATTAATGATGAATTGGATTTTTATAACGCCTATAATTGCGACCAGGTAGCAACACCGCAGGTTTACGAAGAAAATGGGAAAACATACCTTTCTTATGTTTTAGCCCAAAATATCAGACCGGGTGCTCCGGCTGATGAGGAACAATTATTTTGCCAGATAAGAATTGCTCAGTTTGATGGAACCAAGGAAGAATTAGCTGGAATTGTCCCTTTTGAAATAGCTTAATAAATGAATAACATAAAAATATACAGAAACGGAAATCCAATCTTCAATTTAATTGAAAGGGGGAAAAGAACAGTAGAGTCTGCTTCTTTAAATCGGGTATTATTATCTGATGATTCGATCTCAATTAAATTGAATTCTGTTTCTGTATTGGATATACGAATTAACGATTATTTCATTCTTTTCGGGTCTGTTTATAGAATCAATGTTCTACCTGCAGTAGATAAAAAAAGTAATTCTCAATATGAATACAATATTATTGCTCAGGGTTTAATGTTCGATTTGTTGAGATGTAAATACTTCAACGCAGACGCTACCGGATTTGGGCCGGATCTCGAATTTCCGCTAATCGGAACAATAGAAACTTTCCTCATTGTTCTTCGAAACAATATGAGGCGTTTTGCCTCAAACTGGGAGATAGGGAATTTCACCAATGGAGAAACAAAAACTATCACATTCAGCGAAGATAATTGCCTTTCTGCTCTGCAAAAGATTTGTAATGAATTTAAAACAGATTTCTGGATTAAAGCTGAAGATAATAAGTTTGTTATTCATACTGGAAATTATGGCAAGACGGTTCCGGTTCAATTCGAGTACGGAAAAGGGAAAGGATTATATTCTCTTTCAAGGACTAATGTTGATGAGAATGATATTATTAATAGGCTGTATGTTTTTGGAGGATCTCAGAACATACCGAATGAATACCGTAATTTCAGCACTAAACTAAAACTCCCTAGTTCAGATTATATAGAAGATCAAGCTTCAGTCTATTCATTTGGACTTAAAGAGGGATCAATTACTTTTGATGATGTTTACCCGCATCGAACTGGTAAAATAACTGGACTTGGAGGAACAAAATTCAAATTCTTTGATACAACAATGGATTTTGACCTGAATGCTAAAAATTCGGATGGGTCAACAAAATACTTGGTTGCGGGTACTTCTGCTAAAGTTCATTTTAACACCGGGAATCTTGCAGGGTATGAGTTCGAGATAAAAAAAGGCGGTTATGACCATAACACAAAATCATTTGAAATTATTCCTTTCAAAAATGATCAGGGTCAAAGTTTCCCGGATGAAAACTCTGCTGCTTTTCAGTTTTCCGTTGGTGATGAGTATGTGATATTAGATATTAATATGCCGCAATCTTACATCGATAATGCAGAAAACGAATTGCTTCAAAAAGGAATAGAACAGTTCGAGCTGCACAAAAACGCAAAAGTTTCATATTCGATGGAAGTTGATCCCGAATACATGAAGAGAATCGGAGTAGGAAAGTTTGATATTGGCGATTATATCCGGATTATTGATGAGCCACTGAAAATAAATAAAGTTTTGCGGGTAAATCAGGAAACTATAGATTTTATTCAGAATGGAGAATGGAACCAGTACCGGACAAAAATAGTGATAGCTGATTCTTATGAAATCAACTATGCGTCACAATTAATTTTGGATATCAAAGAGATCAAGAATGTAATGTCTATTACAAATCTAGGGCAAATTAATTATTCAAAATTGGGTTTAAAGACAACTGAAGAACTTAAAAACCTTGTTTTTGACACCGATGATTATTTCAACCCGGAAAATATCCGGCCGAACTCGATAGAAACAAACATGCTATCAGTTGGGGCAAAATCACAGCAAATTAGTTGTTCAGTTGTATTCTACGTGATGTTTGAAAACGACAAAAATAAGGTTAAAGTAAATCCGGGTATTGTGTATTCTCAAACATTTGACAAAGAATGGACGATCGCAGAAGATACAGAAACAATTCCGGATGATGATTACCGATATGTGTATGCAGCGTGCAGTAAAACAGGAACAAACGGCACCATAGTTTTCACGAAAGATCAAATTAAGTTCGATGCGGATCCGAACGACTATTATTTCCTAATAGGGATTCTGCATTCAGTTGTTGATAATGTAAGGGTTTTATCAATTACCGTTGGAACCACAACTATTAACGGTGGTTTGATCAGAACTGGTATTATTTCCTCTTTGGACGGACAAATGACCATTAATCTTGATACGCAAGAAATAAAGGCTAAAATCAAATTTCTAAGCGGGTCAGACGGCTTTACTTCTATTGACGGAGGTGTGCTGATGTCTGAAGTTATTGAGGTTGGGGACGGAACTGTTCAAAATGCTTTCGTTTCCGGAAAAACAGATGTAGGTGACACCACCGGAACTAGCATAAGATTTGGGGCAGGAGCAAATTATATAAACAGAAATACGGCTCCTTTCCGTGTTCAGCATAACGGAAAATTGATAGCACAGAACGCTGATATTTCAGGTGTAATTAATGCAACATCCGGTACTTTTTCTGGAACTATCAATGCTTATGCAGGTACATTCGGAAGTGTGATCACAAATAAATACTTTACAATTACTTCAGATGGGCTTGAATCGCCACAAGGTTGGATTGTGGTAGGTGATTATACATCAGCAGGAGACAGCAGAAAGTTTGCTCAATTATCGGGTCTACAAAATAGCGGATCTGGAATGTTAACTATCGTCAACACGAAATCTGACGGCACATTTCACACAGGAATTTCTCTTGATGTTAGAAATGGAACCGGTGGAAATTTAGCACTTGATATTCCAAATGGTGGAATCAGGGTTCAAGGTGAAAATGGCTATAATGGCACCCTTAAAATGGAAACAGCTGGAGGAAATACAATTTTCGTAGAAGTAAGAAATGGATTATTAACTAATTGGTTTACATAAATTAAAAAAAAATGAAAATATTAATTAAAATATTACGCTTTTTTGTCAACAATCTCAATTGTATTCATTCCGGGGTGGGTTTTGACAAAGTTATAGCTGCCTTTAAAATTGCGGCCGTTCCCGCTATTTTCGTGTCTATTTTTGAAGGCCTTTCAGAGTGGTATATCGTGAATCAATGGTTTATGATCTTTGTCTTTTATGCTATCGCAATTGACCATATTCTGGGAACAATTGTACATGCTTTCGTGAAAAAAGATTTCACTTTCAAAAAAAATGCAATGGGGTTTGTCATGAAAATAAGTATCTGCATTGCCGGCTATTCTTTGTTTGTGATGATACATGAAATCTTCAAAGGAATTCCTTTCATTGCTGATTATTTCAAGATACTTATTCAATTTATAGTTTTTATATGGCCGGCTGGCTCCGCTATGGGAAACATGAGCATTTTAACAGGAGGTAAATTTCCACCGATCGGATGGATGAAAAAACTAGAAAGGTTCCAAGAGAATGCAGATATCAACGAATTTAAAATTACGAAAGATGAGAACAATACTGATAATACTTAGTTTCTTCCTTATTCTTGGATGTAAATCGAAAAAAGTTTTGAAAACCAAAGCTTCAGAATTAGAAACAATTCATGTAGTTTCCGAAAAAAAAGAAGAAAATAAAATTGAGAAAGTTGAACAAAAACAGGAAACAAAAAAGACTGATTTGGTTGATCAGAAAAAAGAAATCCAAACCGACATTGAAATTAAAGGTAAGGCTGAAGCTGATAAACCGATTGAAATCTACAACATTGAAAACGGAGATACTCTACAAGCTATTAAAGTTACCGGGAATGCAGATGTATCGATAAAAACCAAAACATCGAAATCGGATCATATAAAGAAGGAGTATTCAAGTTCAGAATCAAACAATAAGCTTGAAGAATTGGCGAAAAATATGGTCAACGAAGAAAATTTGAAGAAAGCCGGAAAGCAGATTAATAACTCAGCAAAAGAAGTTACTACCACTACCGGAACGTTTTGGAGTTTTGGTTTAATTGGCGTTTTAGGAGCAATTGCTTTAATACTTATAGCATTATTTATTTACTTCAGAAATTACAGAAAGAGATGAAAACATTAACAGAACAAAATTACAAAGAAGCTGCTGCATTACTAAAAACAGATGTAGCAACAGTTAAAGCTGTCCGGGAAGTTGAGAGTTCAGGATCCGGGTTTCTTTCCTCCGGAGAAGTAAAAATTCTATTTGAAGGACATATCTTTTGGAGTGAACTTAAGAAAAGAGGAATTGATCCCAATAAGTATATTTCCGGAAATGAAAATATACTATACCCGAAATGGGATAAATCAAAATACAAAGGCGGCCAGGCTGAACATTCAAGACTTCAACAAGCGGTAAAAATTAATCGTGAAGCTGCATTAAAATCAGCTTCTTATGGCTTATTCCAGATCATGGGATTCAATTACAAATTAGCGGGGTTCCCAGATCTTCAAGGCTTCATTAATGCAATGCTAGAAAGTGAGGGTGAACAATTGAAAGCGTTTGTAAATTTCGTTATTAATAGTGGGTTGGCCGATGAGTTAAGAAGGAAAGACTGGCAAAGTTTTGCGAAAGTCTATAATGGACCAGGTTATAAAGCCAATAAGTATGATGAGAAGCTCGCAAAAGCTTATAAAAAATTTTCAAATTAATTTTTTAAATATAGTACAATGACAGTAAAAGCGAAATTTAAGTGTGAGTCAGTCACAAAATTTGAACAAGGTAAAGAAGTAAAGTTACATGCCGTATATGGTACAAGTGAAGAAAATAAACAATTTTCTAAGTATACACCATATGGACAGCTTTCAATTAAAATTGATAATGAAACCGAAGCTTCTGATTATTTTGAGCCCGGCCAAGAATATTATTTAGAATTTTCAAAAGCTGAAAATAAGTCTTAACCTTTTCCCCTGAACTCGGGGGAATTAAAAAAATGAGATGTTTTTATCTATCCCGGACGAGTTCCGGGATTTTTTAGAATCCATTTTGTAATTTCTCAAATTCCTTCAATGCAAATTCCTCTATTTCTTTGATTATTTTCATTCCTAATTTATTATCGAAGGCTCCCCATGAAGCGACCTGAGAAAACATCAATGGGTTTATATTGTCAATTCTATACAATACATAAGCCATATTTATATTATACAGTATATAATAACTTTCTTCATTTACTTCAAAAAAAAATCTAATTTTAGATTTCAT